ATGACGAGCCTGAAGCTTCTTGGCCTGGCCGCAATCGTCGCGTCCACGCTTGCCGCACCAGCCCACGCGCAAACCGTGACCGACAATTCGGCCCGCTGCACTGGGCCCTTCCAGGATCCGAATTGCCAGAACCTTCGCGCCGGCTATCCCGCCACCGATCGCGCCTATCGCCGCCGGCACATGGCGCATCGGCAGGTGAATGACCAGTCGGGCTTCTGGCCGCTCGACACAGCGGGCGCGGTCGCCGGCGCCGCCGTCGGCACCGCGGCAGCGGTCGCCTCCGCACCGTTCCAGGGCTGGGGCAATTCCTATGCGAGCTACGACCGCAGCGGACCCGGCTGGTACGGCAATTGGGACGCCTACGCAGCCCGCAACGGCATCGTGTGCAGGCCGGGAACCCACTTCAAAGGCGAAGATGGCCGGCAGCACCTCTGCCAGTAGGCCAATCTAGCCGAGCTCAGCAGAACAGGCGGCCTCCAGGGGCCGCCTGTTCATGCCAGGAGACCCCGCGCGGGTTCTGGCACTTTCCAACCAAGTCTGGTATTGCGGCGCGCAACGGGGAACAGCCTCGGCGGATCGCCGGGCCCTGCCCCGCCTTCCCAGCGTCGCCGGCTTAGCTCAGCGGTAGAGCAGCGGTTTTGTAAACCGAAGGTCGGGGGTTCAATCCCCTCAGCCGGCACCACATGACCATTTCAACCGGTCTCACCCCGTCCTCGGAATGACGACATCGCCTGAAATTACAGGCGAATTTAGGCTCAGACGGTCTCGCGATGTCCCTTCCAATCTCTGCCGGTTGACGGTACATCTGACGGTACCGCCGTTTGGGCATCACTCCGGATACCGTCATGGACGAACTTAGCGATACTGCGATCCGCAGCATCAAACCGAAGGACAAACCCTACAAGGTAACCGACGGTGGAGGCCTCTACCTGCTGGTGACGACGTCAGGATCGAAGCTCTGGCGCTTCGATTATCGCCGGCTCGGCAAGCGCCTGACGATGGCAATGGGGCCCTACCCCGACCTGACCTTGAAGCGGGCGCGCAAGGACCGGGATGAGGCCCGCGAGCAGCTGGCGAACGGCCTCGATCCGATCGTGCAGAAGAAGCTCAAAGAGGTCGCCGCGAAGACGGCTGAGGCCAACACCTTCAGCCTGATCGCCGACGAGTTCTTGGAGAAGATCAGGGCCGATGGTCTGAGCGAGGACACGATCGACAAGAACGCGTGGATGCTCGACTTCGCGCGCACCGACTTCGGGAACAAGGCGATCACCGCGATCACGGCCGCCGAGATCCTGATCGTGCTGAAGCGGATCGAGAAGGCTGGCAAACACGATACCGCAGTTCGGACGCGCAGCACCATCAGCCGCGTGTTCCGCTATGGCATCGCGACCAGCAGGGCCGAGCGCGATCCGACCGTCGATCTGCGCGGCGCGCTCGTCACCCGGAAGACGGAGCACCGCGCCGCCCTGTTTAAGCCGGAGGACGTCGGCGGCCTGATGCGCTCGATCAACGGCTATCGCGGAACCGCAGTCGTCCGGCTGGCGCTCCGGATCGCACCGCGCATCTTTCTGCGGCCGTTCGAGCTGCGGTATGCCGCCTGGTCGGAACTGCCGCCACTGAAGCACGGCATGGACTGGCGCATCCCGGGCGCCCGCATGAAGACCAAGGACGGTGAGGAGTTCGATCACATCGTCCCCTGCTCTCGGCAGGTCGTCGACATGCTGCGCGAGCTGAAGGAGCTTGCGGGTCACGGGAAATACCTGTTCCCATCCAACCGCACGATCACGCGCCCGATCAGCGAAGTCACCCTCAACGCTGCCTTCCGTCGCATGGGCTACACCACCGACGAAGTCACGACGCACGGTCTGCGCAGGACGGCGTCAACACTGCTGAACGAACAGACGCTGGGCGACCACCGACGGTTCGAGAACGATTGGATCGAAAAGCAGCTGCACCATCTCGATCCCAACGAAGTGCGCGGGACCTATAACGCGGCAGAATATCTCGAGCCCAGGCGCAGGATGATGCAGTGGTGGTCGGATTATCTCGATCGGCTGGCCGGCGTTTCGGAATTGCTCGGTTAGGCCAGCCTATAGGCTGGCAGATCGCCGTGGCGAAGTACCTCCTTCTTACGTCGGTGGGCGAAGAGTCCGAGGCCGCAAAAACCGAGAATAAGCATGGCCCACGTGGAGAGCTCCGGGACTGCTGGCGCGGGTGCCACGGCATCTATAGAGAAGGTGTCCCCGTTCGCGTCAACGAAGAAAGCCAACGGATCTTGGTATAACGCGGCGGACGAAAAAATCTGCAAATTCGCGCTGTGTTGACCCGCTGTAAGAATGTCAGCGAAGTCGAAGGTCAATAGGTCGCCATTAGATGATCGAGTAGCGCTGGTCGCAAGCACGCCATTTGCCCCCGATCCTCCGCAGGTGGATATGCCGCACTCCTTCACTGATGTTTGATACGAACCATATCCTGATATCGCAAAAGCAGCGAGGCTTCCCGAGGTGAGGCCAATTTCATAATCGAAGTAGAGTCCGGGATGATTCACTGAAGGACTATCTGCATAGCTGATGACGCGCTGACGGAATACTCCGGCCAACCCGTCGTCAAACGAGAAAGCAGTTCTTCGATCGAACAGTATCGTTCGAGCCGCAGTATCACCGGTGCTACCACCATTTGGAAGCCCAGTGATCGTTGAGCCGGGGGTCAACAGGTCGGGCGAAACGACAGCCGCATGGACCGGCGTCATAAAAGCTAGAAGAGAGGCGGCGATCAGAAATAAGTTCGGGGCGAGCCCTTTGGACTTGGTCATCAAATTACTCCGTAAAATATTCAGTCGATATAATTGCGCAAAGTTAATCCTAACATGCGACATGCTGTCAATTGCAGCGGTTGAGCATTCTTAGTGCAACAACTACCCTTTTGGCACTTGACAAAAGAAAACCCCGGCAACGCTGGCCGCTGCCGGGGCAAGTCTGTGGGAGGACCGGTCTCTCGACCGGCACCGGGCCGAACCCGGTGAACGCCCAAGGAGGGCAAAGCTGGCGTCGGATTTCTCTAACGCCATCTCACCCTCATCTTTTCCCACGCGATGGGTTGTATGTCAACTAAAAGGTGATAGTGTCACGCCGTCTCAGGGTGATCCACAATGACCGATTCCATTACCTTCCTCCGTGTTCCCGAAGTCTTGCGCCGCACCGGCATGTCTCGGCCGACCCTCTATCGCCGCATCAGCGAGGGCAAGTTCCCTGAGCCGAAGAAGGACGGCGGCCTAGCGCTCTGGACCGAGCTCGACGTCACCAACTACCAGCGCAAGATCATGGGCTTGCCGGTGCTGACACAGGACGTGGCGGATCTGCTGGGATGACCTTCCTGCGTACCACTCGGCGCTCGCCCGTGGACGACGTTGACGATCTGCTTGGCACAGCGGAACCCGTCGATCCGCCCGAAATCTTCAACATGGATCTGCGCAACATCAGCCGCGGCGTGTCGATCACGTGGCTGATGCAAGCGTTCGAGATGGACCGCAACACCATCAAGAAGCGCCTGGCCGACTGTCCGCCGATCAAGATGGGCGCGGGTCAGCAGCCGTTGTTCAAGCTGTCGCAGGCCGCGGCGTATCTGGTCAAGCCGCGCTTCGACACCAAGACCTACATCAAGAATATGAACATCAACGATCTCCCGCCCTTCCTTCGCAAGGAAGTCTGGGAAGCTCGATTGAAGGAGCAGCGGTGGAAGGAAAAGGCCGGAGATCTCTGGCACACGGCCGACGTCACCGAGACTTTCGCTGAGGTTTTCAAGCTGATCAAAAACCAGATGCAGCTTTGGGTCGACAACCTAGCGCGCACGGAAGCGATGAGCGACGCGCAGAACAAGCATTTCGTCGGCGCCGTCGATCAGTTGCAGCAAGACCTTCATCGCGAACTGATCGAGCTGCCGAAGGCGCGCAAGACGAGTCCACAATCGGCTGATGCAGAGGACGACGAATGAGCGAGGGCGCAGAAGCAAAGCAGCAACGATACCGCGAGCGCGTCAGGGTACAGACCCTGACTTGGGCCATGGGGCGATCGGTTCACAACCGGGTCGACAACGAATGCTGCCCCGACTTCTCGTGCTGTCATCCCGATCTGTTCGAGCAGGACTCAGCCAAGCGCTGGGAAACCTACCACCGGGAACACGGGCAGCGATCCTGATCGAAATGTGCAATGCCTGAATTTCTCGAACAGATAATCGTCGAAACGGCCGAGATGGTCCGGCCGCCCGAACGCCTGACCGTCTCCCAGGCGGCTGTAAAGTATCGCAAGCTCAACAACCCGGGAAGCTATGTCGGAGATTGGGACAACTCTATCGCGCCGTACATGGTTGAGCCGATGGATGAGCTTACGTCGCTCGACTACACTGGCTTGATCTTCGCCGGGCCTGCCCGCTGCGGAAAATCCGACATTTATTTCAATTGGCTCGGCCACACCGCGATCTGCGATCCCGCAGACATGATGGTCGTCCACATGACGCAGAACACCGCGCGCGACTGGTCAAAGGGCGATCTACAAAAGGTCTTCCGTCATTCCCCTGATATTGGCGCGAAGGTGACGCACGGCCGACAGAGCCTCAACACCCACGACATCGCGTTCCAATCCGGAATGCGCGTGCTCGTGAAATGGCCGACCATCACGGAACTGTCGGGCAAGACGGTCCCTCGCCTGTTCCTGATGGACTACGATCGAATGCCGCTCGACGTGGACAAGGAAGGCACGCCGTTCGATCTCGCGCGCAAGCGCACCACCACGTTCCAGCGCTACGGCATGACGGTGGCCGAGAGCTCGCCGGGTTGGCAGGTCGAGAACCCGAAGTGGCTGTCGACCAGCCCGCACGAAGCGCCGCCGACGCCGGGTATTCTCGCCCTATATAATCGCGGTGATCGGCGCCGTTGGTACTGGCGCTGCATCAGTTGCAAGGAGGCGTTCGAACCGACCTTCCAGTGTCTCAGCTATCCCGACTCGGCTGACAAAATGGAAGCGGCCGAAATGGCAACGCTGAAGTGCCCCATCTGTTCGTTCGATATCGAGCACGAGCGCAAGCGGGAACTGAACTTCAACGGCAAGTGGATCAAGGACCGCATGAAGTGGCTGCCAGACGGATCGGTGGTGGGCACGCCGATCCGGTCGAGCATTGCTTCGTTCTGGCTGAAAGGCGTCGCGGCGGCGTTCGCCGACTGGAAGCTGCTGGTGCACAACTATCTAAGCGCCATGGAGGAATTCGAGCGCACCGGCAGCGAGGAGTCGCTGAAGACAACGACCAACACCGACCAGGGCGAACCGTACGTCCCGCAGAGCTCTGAGGGCGAGCGCCTGCCGGAAGACCTGAAAAGCCGCGCCTACGATCTCGGCGAGCGCGTCGTGCCCGAGGGCGTGCGCTTCCTGATTGCGACGATCGACGTGCAGAAGAACCGCTTCGTGGTGCAGATCCACGGCATCGGCGAACACGGCGACATCTTCATTGTGGACCGCTACGACGTCCGCAAATCCGAGCGCACCGACGACGACGGCGAGCGCTATTGGATTAGCCCGGGGTCCTATGAGGAAGACTGGCGCCTGCTCGTCGACGCGGTGATCTTGAAGACTTACCCGCTCGCGGATGGCAGCGGGCGACACATGCAGATCAAGGTCACGGGTTGCGACTCCGGTGGCCGCGAGGGCGTGACTGCGAACGCCTACAAGTTCTGGCGATGGCTCCGCGACAAGCAGCCCGGCAATCTGCATCGGCGCTTCCAGCTCGTGAAGGGCTCCCCACTGAAGTCGGTACCGCGGGTGCAGATCAGTTACCCTGACGCCGAGCGCAAGGACCGTCGCGCCGGCGCCAAGGGCGAAGTCCCGATCCTGATCATCAACTCCAACCAGGTGAAGGATCAGGTCAATAAGCTGCTCGATCGCGAGATACCCGGCGGCGGGCGAATCAGCTTTCCGGAATGGCTGCCGGATTGGTTCTATACCGAGCTCACGGTCGAAGTGCGCACCGCGAAGGGCTGGGAAAACCCGAAGAACCAGCGCAACGAGTCCTGGGACTTGCTGTGCTACGCCATCGCGGTCGGCCTGTCGCCGCGCCACGTGAACATCGAGCGAATCGATTGGGCCAACCCGCCGTCCTGGGCCGCCGAGTGGGACAAAAACGACTTGATACTCGCTCCCGGCGTCGATCAACGATTTGAATCTCAACCAAATAGTGATATTGGACTTGAGCGACTCGGCGCAGAATTGGCGTGATCCCCACATATGGCCTCGACTTCTGACCTGCTGGCAGATGCAAAAACCGCCTACCATTCCCTTCTAACGGGCAAACAGGCGGTGGAGTTTCGCGACTCCAATGGCGAGACGGTCCGGTACAACGTCGCCAACATTTCGAAGCTCGCGGCCTACATCGCGGATCTGGAACGGCAGTTGTCCACGACGTCGTGCACGTCGGGTCCGATGCGGGTTTGGTTCTGATGCAGGCTGACCCCGAAATCGACGCGCTGCTTGGGAATGCCCTCCCCGCGGTGGTCGCGCCTTCAACGGGCAAGGCGATGGGATTTGTCGGCGGCCCGTACGATGGCGCCAACAGGTATTCGACTGAGTTGGCGACCTGGCAGCCTTCGCTCGGGTCGGCCGATTTCGACATCCTGCCCGACAAGCCGGTTCTTGACGCCCGGGTCCGCGACACCCTGCGGAACGACTCCTACGTGCAAAGCGGTCTCGCGATGCACAAGGACAACATCGTCGGCTCGATGTTCCTGCTCAATTCGAAGCCGGACTTTAAAGTCCTCGGGCTCGATGAGACCTGGGCGGAAGAGTACCAGGAAGAAGTCGAGTCCAAGTTCACCCTCTGGGCCGAGAGCGACAACAACTGGCCCGACGCTGCTCGCGTCAACACGCTGACGTCGCTCGTCCGCCTCGCGGTTGGCGTTTACGGCATGGCCGGCGAGGTGCTCGCCTCGGCCGAATGGATGCGCGACGCCTCTCGCCCGTTCAACACCGCGATCCAGATGATCGACCTCGATCGTCTGTCGAACCCGAACGGCGTCATCAACAACCCGTTGCTTCGGGGTGGCGTGCAGCGGGATCGGTACGGCGCGCCGCTCGGCTATCACGTTCGGATGGCGCACCCGACCGACTACTTCAATCCCGACAGCTACATGTGGAAGTACGTTCCAATCCGCAAGCCGTGGGGTCGGTTGCAGATGATCCACATCGTCGAGCAGACGCGGCCGGATCAGACACGCGGCGTGGCCGAGATGGTTTCGGCGCTGAAGGAACTACGGATCACCAAGAAGTTCCGCGACATCGTGTTGCAGAACGCCGTCGTCAACGCGACCTATGCCGCCTCGATCGAGAGCGACCTTCCCTCCGACGCGGTGTTTCAGGCGCTCGGTGGCGGCAACCTGGGGGACACCGCGGGCGGCGCGATCAGTTGGGCGTCGTCCTATCTCGCCGCGATCCAGCAGTATGCGGGCGGCGCGAAGAACCTCAAGCTCGACGGCGTCAAGATCCCGCATCTGTTCCCCGGGACGAAGCTGCAACTGCGGCCGGCTGGCCAGGGCGGCCCGCTCGGTACCGAGTTCGAGCAGTCCTTGCTCCGCTACATCGCGGCGAACTTAAACGTCAGCTACGAGCAGCTCTCGCGCGACTACAGCCAGTCGAACTATTCGTCGATCCGCGCGGCGATGACCGAGACGTGGAAGTTCATGCAGGCGCGGAAGCGGATGGTCGCCGATCGCTTCGCCTCGAGCATCTTCCGTCTATGGCTGGAAGAAGCGATCAACAAAAACCAGATCACCACGCTCTCAAAGGCCTCGCCCTCCTTCTACGAGGGCCTGAACGCCGACGCCTACGCGAAGTGCGAATGGATCGGCGCCAGCCGCGGCCAGATCGACGAGTTGAAGGAAACTCAGGCCGCCGTGTTGCGCCTCGATAACGGGCTCTCGACGCTGGAAGACGAGCACGGGCGCATGGGCAAGGATTGGCGCGCGGTGATCCGGCAGCGCAAGCGGGAGAAGACCCTGCTGGTCGAAGCTGGTCTGTACGTCGACCCCAACAGCCAGAACACGAAGAACGCTTTGAAGCCGTCGACCGAGGCTGACAACCCCGACAACAAGCCCGCGAAGAAGAAGCAAAATGCTTAATCCCCTGATCGCGCGCTTCAGCGGCATCCCCGCCTTCGTCAACGGCGCATCAAACGTCCTGTTCGAGAGCTGCCTGCAGCAGGTCGTGGCGCACGAGCGCGCGTTCGAGATGCTGAACGAGGGGATGCAGGCCGACGACGGCTTCTGGCCGGCCGCCGACGACTGGCGCGCTGCGTATCGCCCCTACAACGTGCGCGACGGCATTCTGCTGATCCCCGTCAAAGGCGTGTTGCTACACGAATTCACCTTTGCCCTCGGCAATTGGGCCACCGGCTATCAGTACATCTGGCGCGCATTCCAGCGCGGCATGACCGATGAGGGCGTGAAGGGGATCGCCTTCATCTGCAATACGCCGGGCGGCATGGTCGCCGGCTGCTTCGATTGCGCTGACAAGATGTTCGCCATGCGCGGGACGAAGCCGATCCGCGCCTTCTCCCAGGAGAGCGCCTATTCGGCCGGCTACGCGATCGCGTCGGTCGCCGACCACGTCAACGTCTCGGCGACTGGCGGCGTCGGCTCGATCGGCGTCGTCACGATGCACGTCGATATGAGCGGGGCGATCGACAAGGCGGGCTTCAAGATCACCTTCATCCAGTACGGGAAGCACAAGACGGATGGCAATCCGTACGAGTCTCTCGGCAAGGACGCGAAGGCACGTATTCAAGCTCGGATCGACGAGCTCGGTGAGATTTTCGTGACCAAGATGGCACGAAATCGGGGATTGGACGCGCAGGTCATTCGAGATTTCGAAGCCCTGACGTTCACCGCCTCGGAAGCGACGTCAAACGGGCTGGCCGATTCCATCGGCTCGCTCGACGACGCCATGGCCGCATTCGTGGCCGATTGTTCCCTCGACGATGGAGATGATGAAATGAACGACAAAACTGCGGGGGTCGATCAGGCCACCCATACTGCTGCTGTCAACACCGCGCGCACCGAAGGTCACGCGGCCGGTCTCAAGGAAGGCACGAGTGCCGGCGCCACGGCCGCGAAGGAGCGCATCTCCGCGATCCTCGCGCTTGACGAGTCCAAGACCCGTCAAGCGTCCGCGCTCAAGATTGCGCTGACGACCGACATGACCGTCGACCAGGCGAAGGGTCTGCTCGGCACCCTGCCCGAGGAAAAGGCTGCCACGGCTGCGCCGGCTGCGTCGGCCGCCAAGCCCGAGACGCCGTTCGAGAAGGCGATGACCACAACCGAGAATCCGAACCTCGGCTCGGGCGATCAGAGCGAGACGAGCGCTGCGACCGATGACCAGTCGGCGGCCATCCTCGGGCACTACCGCGCCGCGACCGGCGCTCCCAAGAAGTCGGCAGCGTAACGCCGAGCTGTTCGCGACATCGGCGGCCGAAATGTCGCCGATGAACTCCAACCTCCCAGCTAGAAAGCCAATCCAATGACCACCAACATCCCGTATGACAAGGTTGGTATCGCGGACTTCGATACCACCGACATCTTCAGCCAGGTCGAGCTGTTCAACTCGACCATCCCGGACATCACGACCGAAGACTTCGAAGTTGCTGCGAACACCACGCTCAAGACCTACGCCGTGGTCGGTCTGAATGCGGCCGGTAAGCTCGTGATGGCGACTGACGACGTTGTCGGCGGTGCGCGCGCGACCAACGCCCTGACCCTCACCGCGGTCGGTACCGCGAACGAAACCGTCACGATCGGCAGCACGGTCTACAAGCTCGTGGCAGCGCCCGCCGCCGGTTACGACGTGAAGATCGGCGCGACCACCGCGGAGACCACTGCCAACCTGATCGCGGCCATCAACGGCGACCCGGCTGGTTTGGGAACGCTTTACGGCGCCGCCACCGTCGAGCATCCGAGCGTCGAGGCCCGCCTGAACGCGGCTGGCGTGATCGGCTTGGTCGCCGACGTTCCTGGTACGGCCGGAAACGCCATCGCGACCACCGAAACCAGCGCGGTCGGCTCTTTCGCGACCACCACGATGACGGGCGGTCTCGACGCGGTTGGCATTCAGGCCATCGGCGTCGCCGTCGCCGGCATCGTGACCGACGGTGCCAATCCGAAGCGAATCCCCGTCTATCGCTCGGGCAACTTCAACCCGGCAGCGCTGGTGTGGGACCCGTCGTTCGACACGCTCGCGAAGCAGTGCGCCGCGTTCCGCGGTGCGCCGACGCCCACCAACATCATCATCCGTCCGCGGCTCTAACCCTCGGGTTATTGACGCAACGACCCCGTCTTCACATCGCATCGAAAGAACCGCATCATGACTTGGACCAACTATCAGCTCTGGAACACGCGGACCCTGCTCGGGGTCTATCGCGACCTGCTGCCGCCGCAGAACTACTGGCTCAATCTTCTGTTTCCAAACCAGATGAACTCGACCGACGAGTACATCGATTTCGGCAAGATCCCGCGTGTGAACCGCAAGCTCGCTCCCTTCGTCGTGCCGATGGCGCAGGGTCGCCCGATCTACGAGGAAGCAGCGTACCTGGGCCGCTTCAAGCCGGCCTACATCAAGCCGAGCGATCCCGTGACCCCGAGCCGCGTCCTGACCCGCCGCGCTGGCGCCCTGCTCACCCCCGGCGACGACAGTCCGATGGCTCGCTACAACGCCATCAAGGCCGACATCGTCCAGTTCCATCGCGACGCGGTCGAGCGCCGCTGGGAATGGCTGGCGGCGAAGGCGATTCTTGACGCCAAGGTCGTGATCGAGGGTGACGACTATCCGAGCACGCTGGTCGACTTCCAGCGCGCGGCCGGTCACACCATCGTCCTGGGAGCAGGCGCGCGTTGGGGCGACGCTGGTGTGTCCATTTACGACAGCATTCAGTCGTGGATGGACATGATGCATCTCGCTCCGTTCGGCGGCGCCCCGAACCGCATTACGATCGGTACGTCGGTCTGGGCCGTGATGCGTAAGGACCCGGAAATCCTTGCCAACATGAACAAGTTCTACCGCGGCAACGAGACCGCTGTGAAAACCGGTTTGTTGCCGACCGGCGAGGCTCGCTTCGTTGGCTCGCTGTCGGCCAACTTGGACGTCTGGGTCTACAATGACTTCTATGCCGTCAACGGAACGGTCACGCCCTTCATGTCGCCGAAGGACATCGTTCTCAGCGGCCCGGCTGTTGCCGGCTATCAGTGCTTCGGCGCCATCATGGACGTTCACGCGCAGTTCCAGGCGTTGCCGATCTTCATCCGCAACTACATCCAGGACGGCGACGTCGCGCTCGAGCAGATCCTCACGCAGTCCGCGCCGCTGATGGTGCCGGTGAACCCGAACGCCACTCTGAAGGCGACCGTCCTCGGCTAACGGCCCGATCCCCTGACACCGGGCGGTCGCCGCCCGGTGTTCTCGACATCTCCGCAACAAAGCAGAAAGAACGACGATGCCCAAAGCACTTGCGATCCACACCATTCATATCGGCCGCGAACCCGGCACGGTCAGCGAACTCACCGGCAACATCACGAAGCCCGCCTTGGTCGACGAGTACAAGCCGGGCGATATTATCTTCGAATGCGCCGACAAGCAGTTCGCAGAGCTCGAAAAGTTGGGCGCAGTCCGCGAGGCCACGACCGTCGACGAAGCGAAGGCCACCGCCCGCGGCTATGTCGATCCTGCCGTTGCCCGCGCAGCCCAAGCCGGCGAGACGATCGCGGTGAAGCAGCCCGAGCCGCCCAAGAAGCCCGAGGGCGACGCCAAGCCCGCCGACAACCTGCTCGGCTGATCGTGGAGTCGCTTCGCACATTGAAGCGTCGAGCTCGCCGGGATCTGCACAATGCGTTGCAGGTCCCGGCGCTTTATCTGCTGGGCGACGGCCCGTGGCCGAGTCCAACGTTGATCCACATCCGCCTGCATACCAAATTTGTCGATCTCGGCGACTTGCAGGGCACGCATTTCCACTACGCCACCCGTCAGGAAGTCACCCCGACGATCGTTTTCCAGCGCTCCGAGATCGAGCCGCAGAGCGGCGCTATCATCTCGATCGAGCCGGGCGAGGCCTACAGGGTCGACAACGTTAAGCCGCCCGACGACGAGTTTGTTGTCGCCGAAGTCATTCGACTGTCCGAACGTCAGGCTGCAGGCCTTCCGGTCCCGGAGGGGGCCTGATGGCCGGTCTGTACGCCTTCGCAGTCGAAGGTCTGAGTACGCTCAGCAGTCTCGACGACCTCCCCGCCAAGATCGAGCAGGCCGCGCGACGCGCCGTCAATGCGGCAACCGATCGCGCCCGAGCTGCGGCCGTTCGCGGCGTGCGCCAGCAGGTCAACTTCCCCGCTTCGTATTTCACGGGCGACGACTCCCGTCTGCGCGTCTCAAAGCGCCCCTCGACGGGCGACCTAGAAGGCGTCGTGACCGGGCGGCAGCGGCCGACCTCACTTGCGCGCTTCACCACGTCGGGCTCTGTCGGCACGCGTGGCGGCGTCACGGTGGAAGTCAAAAGCGGCTCGGCTCGTTTTATGCGCCGCGCTTTCCTCATTCGGCTGCGCGCCGGCAATGCCGACCTCGACACCAAGTCGAACCTCGGTCTCGCGGTGCGCCTCAAGCCAGGTGAGAGCCTGTCGAACAAGCGCAACATGATCCGGATGAGCAACGGACTTTACCTGCTGTACGGACCGTCCGTCGACCAGGTCTTTCGCACCGTCGCTTCGGACATCAGTCCGGAGATCGCCGACTTTCTTGAAGCCGAATTCCTCCGTCTTGTGGGTCTCGATCTATGAGTGAAACCTACCCCTTTCGCCTGCGCGTGCTGCAGGCTCTGACCGATCGGCTGAAGCTGATCACGCCGGCAAACGGCTATAAGAGCGATTTGACCGACGCGGTCTTTCGCGGCCGGATCGCGTTCGGCGATAACGACCCGCTACCGATGGTATCGATTTTGGAGCCGCCGGTGCCGAACGACCCGCTCGATTCGCCCTCCGCGAGCGGTATCAACAAGTTCGATTGGCTCATGCTGTTGCAGGGCTTCGTCGAGGACGACCCGAAGAACCCGACCGATCCGGCGCATGTCCTGATGGCCGACGTTCGCCAGATGCTCGCCAAAGAGCGCCAAAAGGGGCTGCCCGACAACAACATATTCGGGATGAGCGGGGGCGTGGACGACGTGATCATAGGGATTGGCGTCGTCCGGCCGTCCGATGAAATTTCAGCCAAGGCCTACTTCTGGCTGAACCTCACCGTCAAAATCGTTGAGGACATGGCCGACCCATACGTGTAACCAGAGTATCACCCGTCCGTTGATTTATCACCCAGGAGAAGACTGATGACCATCCAGAAGAACTACACCCTCGGGCGCGGCAAGCTGTATTTTGCCAAGTTCCTGACGGGCACACAGAACGTCAATGGCGAGCGCTACATCGGCAACACGCCCGCGCTCGGCCTCAAGTTCGATGCGACCATGCTCGATCACTACGACTCCGATCAGGGCATCAAGGAAAAGGACAACTCGATCACCTTGCAGGTCAACCGCGAGGGCACCTTCACCACCGACAACGTGTCGCCCGAAAACCTGGCACTTCTGTTCTTCGGCACCAACGACGTCCTGTCCGTCACCGGCGCCACCGTGACCGGCGAGACGTTCATGGCCGTCCATACGGGTGTCACCTATCAGCTCGGCGTGACTCTGGCGAACCCTGCCGGCGCCCGCGGCATCGTCTATCCGGGCGTCTCGGGCACCCTGTTCAAAGTGACCGATGACGCCGGCAGCCCTGCGACGTTTACGGCGGGCACCGATTACAACTTCGACCCGGTCACCGGCCGTCTCGAGATTCTTGCGGGCGGCGCCATCGTGGACGGCACGACCAATATCAAGGTCAACTACACCACCCAGACTGCGACGCAGCAGCGCGTGATCTCCGGATCGACTCCAGTCGAAGGTCTCATGCGCTACATTTCCAAGAACCCCGCCGGCCTCGACATGGATTACCTGCTGCCCTGGGCGAAGCTGACGCCCGACGGCGACTTCACGCTCAAGAGCGACGAGTGGCAGCAGCTCAAGTTCAAGGTCGAGGTGCTGAAGCGCGTCGGCTATGAGGCGATGTACATCAACGGGCGCCCCGCCTAACCGACCTCTCCATAAGCAAGGACTGAGCGTCAATGGCTCTCAAGTACAACCATGTGACCCGAACCGTTGACACCCCCGGGGGACAGATCGTCCTCCGGGGTCTCAACATTCAGGACATCGCGGGGATCGTTGGTCGGCACAGCACCGATCTCAACGCCCTGTTCGCAACGATCCAAAGCGGCGCGGCCGGCGTGTCGGTCGAGAATTTCGACGCCGTGGCGGCGTTCTTGTTGCAGACCGTTCCCGGAGCAGCAGCCGACATCATCGCTTATGCCGCGTTTGACCCCGCGAAGGACGATCCGGCCGCACTGGTCGAAGATGCGCTAACCGCCTTCAAGATCGAAGCGCCGGTTCAGCTGATGCTCTTGGAGAAGATCGGCGAGCTGACGTTCGCGATGGTCGGCGTAAAAAAAGCGTTGGAGATCGTCGTCCGGATGATGCAGGGCACGACGTCCCTGGTGGCGGAAGTTCAGGGCCAGCCTCGCTGAGCGATTGGGTATGGGGGCTGCGCAGAATTGTCAGCCTCCTACTCGATCACGGTCACCCCGAAGCTCAGTCTTATCCGATCGGAATGCTTTGGGACGAGTCACTGTTGGTTATCGAGCGGCTCAACCGCATCGAAGTCTCGAGGGTGATGTTGTTCCAGGCGGCGGTCTCAGCCTTCTTCTCGAAAGACGCAGCCAGCGAATTTCAAAAACTCGTCAGTAAATTGACGGAGGACTGACGTGGCGAACAGAGACGTCGAGCTCGTGATCAAGGCTAAAGCGGAAGCCGCGAAAGCGGTGCAGTCCGTCAGCGACGCTCTCAAAGAACTCGCCACCGTTCAAGACCAGGTCGGCACCAGCGCTTCCCGAACGGACAATCTGCTCGGGAAGCTCGCCACCGAATTCGGCACCCTCAATAAACAGATCGCAGGCCTCGCCGCGCTTAACACCGTGGCCGAGAAGATGGACAAGGCGGCGAGCGCCATCGGCCGTCTTGAGCAGAGCACGGCCAAGGCTGCCGCCGACGCGACCAAATTGAGCGCCGAATATGAGCGGGCGACCACGTCCGTCACCGCGCTCACCGCGAAGGCGCAGGAGTCGGCAAGCGCTTTCAATACGCAGCGCGCCGCCCTGGCCGCCGCTCGTAGCGAACACACGTTGCTCAATGCGCAGGTCAAAGAAGCCGAGTCCAATTATTCCCGCCTCTATCGGGCCGTTCAGAGCGCCAAGGCGCCGAGCGACGCGCTGAAGCAATCGTTGCGGGATCAGCGGGACGCCCTGATTGCACTGTACGGTCAACAGCAGTCGTCCGCCGGCAACGTGGCCGCTCAACAGGGCGCGCTCGCTGCAGCACGGAACACCGCCCGTGAGAACCGCGAAGCGGCCAGCGCGGCTGTCGCCAATCAGTCGGCGCTTCAAGCCGCGCTCGACAGATCATCGCAGTCGGCCTTCCGCGAAGCTGCGGCTCTCGACACCGCGCGCGCCGGCATGGCCGAGATGTCAGGTGTCGCCGGCACCGCGGCGACCGCGCTCGGCGGCGTGGCAGTCAGTCAGGAACAGATTGCAGCCGCCTCGGCTCGCGCTGCGGCCGATCTGAAGAACGTCACCACGGCGCTCGATCAGCAGCGCCAATCCGGCTCCGGGAGCGTGACGACCGCCGGGCCGGCGGCAGGCGCGACGGCGGCCTATCGTGCCCAGGTCCAAGCCGTTCAGGACGCTAAGACCGCCTACCAAGCCGCCAACGCCGAGGCGACCCGGCTGGGCGCCGCTCTGCGCAATACGACCCAACCCACCCGCGAGCTTCAGACCGCCTTCGTCCTCGCTCAAGCGGCATCCGCCGGCGCCAAGCAGGCTTATTTCGACCAGGCCGCGGCCCTCAATCAGTTGCGCGGGCAGACCCAGGGCACCTTTGCCGCATTCAGCCAGGGCGTGGCCCAGATGGCTACGGCGAGCGCCCAGGTTCGGACGACCGCTTTCGCCGGCACCGAGGCCCTCCGCTCTGTCGCCAGCGCTGCGACCCAAGCGGGGTCTGCCGCGGGATCTGCGACCGCGGGAACGTTCTCCCTGCGCGACGCCTGGGAATCCCTGACCGGAAGCGGTCGGGAATCCCTGTCGGTATTCCAGCGTGTTCGCGGTGAGCTGCTGGCGCTGGCCGTCGGCTACCTCGGCGTTCAGGCGGCGATCAACCGGCTCGGCGATGTCGTCACGACCTTCCGCACCTTGGAGGCCGCGCAGAACCGCCTCGGCGCCGTGTTCCAGCAGGACAAGGGCAAGACTGCCACCGAACTCGACTTCATCGCGCGCACCGCGGACCGCCTCGGCTTCAGCTTCGGCACCCTGGCCGACGAATACGGCAAGTTCTCGGTGGCCGCCAACGCCGCCAACTTCACGATCGGCGAGACCCGGAAGGTCTTCCTCGCGGTCGCCGAGGCCGCTCGAGTCAACAAGCTCTCGACGTCCGAGACCGAAGGCGTCTTCCTCGCCCTCAGTCAGATGTTGTCGAAGGGCAAGATCCAATCGGAAGAACTCCGACGTCAGCTCGGTAACCGACTGACCGGTGCGTTCCAGATCATGGCCGATGCGCTCGGCATGACCTCGGCCCAGCTCGACAAGGCGATGCAGAAGGGCGAAGTCCTCGCCAACCAAAGCACGCTGATCAAGTTCGCCGACGAGCTGATCAAACGGTTCGGCTTGCAGCTCCCGGACGCGCTGACCTCGCTGACGACCGAATTGGGTCGCTTCGAAAACGCCAAGTTCATGAGTCAATTGCTTGTCGCAGCCGGCGGCTTCACGGACGCGTTGAAGAACGCTCTGAAGACCCTCAACGATCTCGCCGCGCAGAAAAGCACCCAGGACTTCTTCCTCGGGCTCGGCGCGGCGATGGGACGCGTGGTCGACGCGGGCGTGGTGCTGATCACGCATTTCAAGGCGATTGCGACGGCGGTCGAGATCCTGATCGCCGTCAAGATCGGCGCAGCCTTCGCAACCTGGGCGTCGCAGGCTGGACTCTTCTCCTCCGCGATTGCTGCCGTTCGCGCTGCGACCATCGCGGCGGCAGTGTCGATCGAACTGATTGGTCCCGCGGCGACGGCGGGCTCGATCGCGATGGGTGTTTTGCAGGGAGCGGCAGCCACCCTGCGCGCGGCTATGCTTGCGCTTTGGACCGCGGTCGGCGGCCCCATCGGCATCATTGCCGCGGCTACAATTTTCTTCGGTGGCAATCTGCTTGTGAAGTGGATGACCAGCGTCGACTCAGCCACGGGGGCAATGGCCGAGCACAAGCGGATCGTCGGAGAAGTCGCGTCCGCCTACGAGGCCGCCGCCGGGAAGGCCGAGGACTGGACCAAGCGTGTCAAGAACGCATCGTCAGTCGAGATCCTCAACAACTTTAAGCAACTTCAAACCGAGCTTGCCAGCGCGAAAGATCGCATTTCGAATGCGGCGACTGTCGATCAGACGCAGCTTATCGGTCGTTCCTCGCAGCAGAAGGAGATCGACAATCTCATTGCGGCGTTCAATCGGGGCGAGAAGTCTGCCACCGAACTGCGCGATGCTGTCGATCAGATTTTCAAGAACACGAACGATGACGACACTCGCGCCTATGCTGAGAACGTCATCAAGGCGGCGACCGCCTACGACAGTTTTTCCGTCGCGCTCGGCAAGACTGCCGTCATCGTTCAAGAGATGGGCATCAAGACCGACGGTCTTGACAAGGCGCTCGAGCAGAACCGCCAGACCATGCGGACGGTGGTCGGCGCCGTCGATCAGGTTGGCGGCAGCTTCCGCGGCGTCAGGTTCGATATCGACGCGTTCACCAAGGCTTTCGAAGCCGTTCAGAACGTCATCCCGTCGGTCGCCAAGCAGCTCGAAAACCTCAAGGTCCAAACGGACCTGAACAAGAACTCGTGGGCTGCGTTTACCCAGGCCGTCGCGTCCGGTGACTTCGATCGCATCAAGAACGTCCTCGACGCCACCAGCCGCGCGCAGACGGCTGCGAAGAACACCGCGGACCTCGCCTTTGAAAAGAGCTTGCCGTCGGGAAGCCTCGACGCGGTTCTCGAACGCATCATCAAGGTCGAGAGCGGCGGCAATCCCGCAGCAACCAATCCCAAGTCGAGCGCCGTCGGTGTCGGTCAGTTCACCGAAGGCACCTGGTTGGCTCTGTTCGATAAGGTTTTCCCCGCGCTAGCCGACATCAGTGACGCGGTGAAGCTCGGGTATCGGACCGACGCGGACATGTCGCGGCAAATGCTGGCCGCGCTGACGCAGCAGAACCAAGCGGCCCTGGTCAAGGCTGGGATCACTCCGGACCCGACGAACACTTATCTCGCTCACTTCCTGGGCTCCGGCGGCGCGATCAAGATGATCCTCGCCAACCCGAACGAGCTCGCGTCCGCCGTGGCTGGTCAGAAGGCTACGAATTCCAACCCGACCATTCTCGGCAACGGTCAAACCGCGGGCGACGTGGTCGAGTGGGCTCGCCGAAAAATGGGCGGTGGTCAGCAGCTCAACAACACCGGCGCTACTAACTCCGAAGTCACGCAAAAGTCGGTCGACGACGTCGTTAAGCAAAACCAGCAGGATCTCGAAATCCAGCGGTTGAAGAACGATGAGAAGAACCGCGAAGCCGCCATCCAGCAAAAGCTCAACGAGCTTCAGAAGGACGGCACCGTTCTCACGACCGACCAGATTGCGAAGGTTCGCGAGACGACCGGCGCGCTGTTCGATCAGCAAAACCAGCGCACGGCAGAACGTACGGCGGTTCAGGAAGCCAACGGTCTCTATGCCCGTCAGAAGCAACTTGTTGATGAAATCAAACAGGCCAACGCTCAAGGCGACATCGGCCGGGTCGGAACGCTCACGACTGAGCTGACCAATGTCAACGCCGAGCTGACGCAGGCTGTTCAGAAGGCCCTCGAGCTGGCGAACGCGCTGGGCGACAACAAGTCAATCGCTCAGCTCAACGCCATGAGCGCGAGCATCTCGAACATCGGCGTCGCGCTTCGCACCCAAGTCGTCAGCGCGCAGCAGATCAGTACGCAGCTCGCCGGCGGCTTGACCACGGCCCTCATGTCCTCGGTGGATGCGATCGGCCAGGCGGCCTCGGGCACCAAGAGTTGGAGCGACGCGCTGAAGGGCGTCGGCCAGGCGTTCCTCAAGTTCGCCGCGGACTTCTTGAAGCAGATCGCCGAGATGATCATCAAGCAGGCGATCCTGCGCGCCCTGCAATCCTCCGGCATCGGTGGCGGCATCTCCGGAGCGATCAACGGTCTGTTCAGCACCGCGCACACGGGCGGCATGGTCGGTGGACGCAGCGCCTCGCGAACGGTGCCCGTCGAGTGGTGGAGCAATGCCGCGCGCTTCCATAGCGGCGGCTTGGTCGGCCTCGCCCCTGACGAGCGTGCGATTATCGCCAAGACGAGCGAAGAAGTTCTGACCGATACTGATCCGCGTCATCGGTTCAATCTCGGTAAGGGTTCCGCGCCGGCCGCTCCGGCCAACATCAAGGTCGTCAACACGATCGACCCTGGCGACTTTATGAGCGCGGGCCTCGCCACTCGACCGGGTGAGCAGGCGTTCATGAATTTCATATCGGCAAATCGCAACGCGCTGAAGTCGCTACTGGCATGAGCCTGAAGTTTGCTCGCGATCTACCGGCGAAGCCGTTCAACACGACTCTGCCTCGGTTCGATCCGAGGTTTTGGACGGTCGACTTCAACAAGGAAATGCTCGCGACGATCATCCCTCTGACGGATGACACGTTCAAGGTCTTGGCGCAGTTCCGAAGCAATGCGGACTTCATCGGCGTCAAGTGGCAATCCGAAGATCGCTTCGACCACGACTATTTCAAGTACGCGACCGACAATGACTACACCAACACCATCCTCGCGTTTCGCCACAACCCGACGAACCCCAATCAGTTCACCGCGACGATCCGCGACAGCTCTTTTGCGTGGACATACCGTCTGGTGCCCTACGCCTTGGTCGGCGGGGAATACGTTCCTTTGGACCCGCTGTTCAACACGGGGCGCGCCTACCCCGCCAGCGTCATCAAGCCGGCGGCTGAGTGGACCGCCATTCCGGGCGGACTGGTGCCGTATCACGGGCGCACCGACTACATCTTCATTCTCGATTTCGATGACCTGCGCATCCTTCATTTCTACAAAGGTCGGCAGATCGACGCGCGCGGCGTCTTGGAAATCTCCTTCGACACGTTAATCGGCTCACACGGTCTCGGCGAAACGACCAATATCGAGTCAATCGTGCAGATCGGAACGAACCAAATTCAGCTCACGATGAGCAACGTCAGGATCGGCGCGAAGCTGGTACCCGGTGACAAGCTACAGGTCGTCTATAGGACCGCACTGCGCCTGGCTGGCCCGCACCAGGAAGAATACGAAGTTATCTCCTCGAGCGGATTCGGCACCGGGACGCTGACGGCCATCTGCAAGGGCAACGTGCTCGGCGGCTCCTTCCTGGTCGCCGACGCTTTCTACGGCCGCTTCTTGAAATCGATTTGCCCGGTTGCCCTACAGGACTACGAATTCTATTTCGCCGATCTCAATTGCGTCGGCAACCGCACCGCTGTCTTGAAGCTCAATCATCCGCAGCCAGCGCATTCGCTGATGATGACGAGCGGCTTCGACGACTCCTATTCGACGTCGGCCGAACGCCAAGTCGAGATGGTCCACGCGCTGGGCTATCGCGGCTTCTGGAACACCTACGTCGGCATGTCGCACTACTTCAACGCCCGAACAGTTTGGCTGGACAGCGAGACCGGCACTCACATCCCCGTGGGAAACGATACGGCGCACCAAATCCTGTTCGCTGGCAGCGTCGGCGCAGCGGCTCACTTCACGATCGGGAACGTCCCGAACCGCGGCATCGATCAATTCAAAACTGACCTCGGCGTCCACTACGGAATCCCGGGCGGTTTGTTCAGCGTCGTCAACGGGGCGGTCGCCAACTCGGTTGTCGATCGCGCGTGCGCTCCCGATCCGACCGACGCCGATGGTTGGTATTGGTGGGACATTGAAGCCGCCGTGCCGGGGCCCGCGCTCGTATATTGCGTGCTCAAGGCCGCCAAGAGCAACCTCACGGCTATTCTCTGGTCGGCCGGCGAGCTCGACGCAGCCGCGCTCGAGTCTCCCGCTGGTCGCGTCCCCGCCCCCAGCTATACCCGGCACGAGGCTTGTCTGCGGGCGATCTTCGCCTACATGCGGGCTCAATGGGGCGATCTCCCGATCATCATCCAAGACGTCGCCTGGGGCTGGACAGCGGCTAACCTGGCGGCCCCGAGCGGCCAGCCGATCTATCTGGACGCGTCGGCCAATTCCTGGGGCGATATCGTCCTGACCTGGCTGTCGTTGCGGTTCAGCCCTGTCGGGCGGACCTATACCGTCGAGATCCTGCCAGCGGTCGGCGAGACCCCGGTGCGGACGATCGTGGTGCCGGGGACGCAGATCGACGGCGGCCTCATCTATGCCGATTACCCCGTCGAGCTCAACGTTGTCGATTGGGGCTTCCCTCCGAACTTCCTCCGGTGGCGCGTCCGCGACGACGTCGGCAACGTGTCCGCGGATTGGGCGAACTTCCCGCAGATCGACAATGCCGCGATCGTCAAGCGCACGGTGCTGTTCGGCGGCCAGTCCAATGCGTTCGGACACTTCAGCGAGCTATCGGGCGCCACGAAGGCCGACTATTCGGCCGGGACCTTCCGCCGGCACCTGGCCGACCTGCTGGGCCTGCGCCACGTTCAGGTGATGCCGGTGAACGCGTCACTAGGCTCGTCGGCGATCGACCGCCAGGCCGACGACGATCCGGTGCACGGCGTCAACTACTGGTGGGACCTCGGCGACGCCAGCTACAATGTCGACGTCCCCGGTCCTCGCACGACAGCGCTGATCAACATCGTCAACGCCCTGGGCGTGCCGGTGGACGACCTGATTTGGTCCCAGGGCGAGAACGATGTCGGCGCGATGGACCCGATCGCCATGCCCCGCTATTCGACGGTGCAACGGTTCACGGACGCGACCTCGCGCGTGTTCGCCGCGATCTCGACGGCTTGCGGCGATGCAAACCTGCCGATTTGGATTCAGACCATCGGCCGCGGCTGGTGGGGCGATACCCCTCCCCCGCAACCAAGCGAGGTCGCGGGCATCTATTACAAGGCCGCGCGCGATGTGCAGAAGGATCTTGCGGCCAACTCGCAGCAAATCCGGATCGGCTCGTGGCCGGCCGGTCTCGCGCGCAGCCAGAACTACATCAAGGAGACTGGCAACTTCGGTTGGATTCACTACAAGAGCGCGGTCTATCATGCCGCGGCCACCGAGCTTGCCGAGTCGATTTTTAACGACGTCGATCTCGTCAACTCGGCGCCGGCATGGACGAGCTACGCGTCACCGCTCAACCTCCGTGTGACCAAGAGCGGCGCGACCGGCGATATTACGATCGCCTGGGACGATCCGAGCGGCTACGGTCGCACCTACGGCAGCAATTACGGGACGCTCAACGATAGCGGTTGGCGCGTCACGTCGCTCAACGTCGGTACCGGCGCAGTGGCTCGTGTTTGGACGACGAGCGGACGATCGCAGGCCTACACACTCGCCGAACAGACCGCCGACTACGGCTTTGGCGCGTCCTTCTGGTCGGGCAGTGTGCAGAGCTACGACGCGGTCAACGACATCCTCGGACCTGCGGCGAACTTCTCTGGTGCCGTCAGCGTGACCGGCGGACCGATGCCGACCGGGTTGTCCGCGACGCATTCGGGCAGCGACGTGATCTATGCGTGGAGCGGCACGCCTGGCGCGCAATGGCGCGTGCGCAACTACAACGTGGCGACGGGCACCATGTTCGCGGAGACCGTCGTTACTTCGATGTCCTACGACTTCACCGCAGCGATGCAGGTCGCCCAATACGGCTTTGCCGTGAGCTTCGTGCACTACAAGGTTTCGGAATTCGGCGCCGGTGAATGGGGCGCCGAAGCTGACTTTAGCGGGTCTGTGACGTGAAGTACCCGTTCGACCCCGCTACGCTCGTCACGCCCGGCGCGGCACCTGATCCCGAGTCGTCGTCTGTGCAGCAGCGTATTCGGATGCGAGAAATCGCGGCGACGATCGCGAGCGACACCGCGGATGTCATTGTCGGAGCTCATGTCGCCGACTATCCGATCACCGCCTACTTCCTTGACGCCAACGGGGATTTCACGGCGTTCAATGCTGACACCAACCGGCTGATCGGTAGCGACCTGGCGGTGGGCTACGAAGCCGAGGTCTTGACGCTGCCGCCCACCCTCATGCTGGATATCGACAACCCCGATCGCTACACGATCCTGGGTGAGCTCTATCCTGCGGCCGACGCTGATGCCGTCACCTCGCCGCCGGTCAACGCCGCGACCATGGCATGGTTCAACGCGTTCTTCGCGAAGCTCAATGAGCTCGGCTACGACTACATCAACTCGGTGTCGTACGAGATCATCGATTTCTATATGCCGCCCGAGTGGAAGCAGCGCGACTATCTCGGGCGCCCGGGGCTTTCCGGCTGGGTGCCGCCCTCGAGCTTCATCACGCCGAGCAACCCCGAGCCGCTCAACTACATGGTCGAGGTTCAGAGGCAGTTTCTGACCGCGGCCGTGGCAGCCGGTCATTCACCGCGCTTCCAGATCGGCGAGCCGTGGTGGTGGGATGGCGCCTATTCCAACGGCGCCCCCTGTCTCTACGACGACTTCACGCGCGCGCTGTACGCGACCGAGACCGGCCATACGGTCCCGACGCCTTGGATCGAGAGCATCTATCAGCCGGTGTCCCCCGATCAGGTGCCGTACCTGACTTGGCTTCGCGACAAGCTCGGCGCGAGCACATCCTACATCCGCGACCACGTAAAGGCCGCTTTCCCGACCGCCGAAGCAACGCTGCTGTTCTTCACGCCGCAGGTGCTCAACCTCAGTTCGGAAGTGACGAACCTGGTCAACTTCCCAATCAACGACTGGAAATACCCAGCCTACGAATTCATGCAGATCGAAGATTACGACTGGATCATCGCCTCGCGCCTGGATCTGGTACCGCTGACCTTCGACGCTGCGCGCAACATCCTGCTCTATCCGCAATCGGTGGTGCACTACTTCGCCGGCTTCGTGCTCAACGCTCAAGACTATGAAATCTGGAAGTGGGCCGAGACCGCAATTCGAATGGCCCAGGAGGCCGACATGGCTTACATCTACGTTTGGTCTTACACCCAGGCGATCCGCGACAGCATCCTCTATGACGATCTGCCGCCCGAACCGCTGAACGTTCCGATCCTGAACCTGCCGCCGAATTGGAGCGACACCTACAACGTGATCCTCGAATTCAAGACGGAGATCATCACCAGTAGGTCGGGTAAAGAACAGCGCCGCGCTCTGCGTCGCACGCCGCGGAAGTCCCTCGAATATAGCATCGTGCTCAACGGTGCCGCGGCGCGCCAGTTCAACGCCGCGCTGTCGGCCTGGCAGGCCGGCAACTTCTTCACGCCCGAGCTCACTCGCAGCTGCACCAGCACAGCGGCAATGGCCGACACCGGCTTGGTCATGAGCGTGGATGCGCTGCCCGGCTGGATGCAGCTGGGAACCGCGATCATCATCAAATCCGGCGACGAGCTCGACGGTCGGATCGTCGATCAGATTGCGGGCAACGTCATCACGTTTACGACCGCCAACGCGGCCGGGGACACGCGCGCCTGGCCGGTCGGTACCGTCGTCTATCCTGCTCTGTTTGGCCGCCTGGTGTCCCCGATGTCGACGCGCCGGCAGACCAGCAACGCGACCGAGGCGACGGTGCGGTTCGACGTCGCGCCGGCTTCGGAGCCGCCGCTGCTCAATCCCCCGGTGGCCGAGCAGACATTCAACGGCGTGGAGGTGCTGACCGTTCGTCCGAATTGGGCGAAGCCGCTGGACGTGGAGCGACGCTTCGACTCGGAAACAATCGACTACGGTTGGGGAAAGACCCAGAACTTTTTCCCGACCGATTTCTCACAGCGTCTCATGAAGGCTACGTTCCTCGGCAAAAGCCGCGCGGATGCCGAGAAAGTGGTCGCTACCTTTATTCGCATGAAGGGGCAGCGCGGCGTCTTCTACATGCCGACCTACGAACGGGACATGGAAATTTCCCCGCTGGCGGCGCCCGGGGTCAATCTGCGACTCAGCGGCACGGAAATCGCCGACTGGCTTTCCGACGACACGGTCTATCGAAACATCGCAATCATCACGCGCGACAAGCAGATTCACTGCTACAGCATCGCGGCTGTTGCCAAGATCACCACGATCGATACTCTGCTGACTCTCTCGACTGCGGTGACGTCCGATATTCTTGCCAACGCGGCGATTGCCTGCTGGCTGCCGCTGTGCCGCTTCGCTTCCGACGAGCTGACGATTGCCTGGGCCACTGACGGCGTCGCGCAATTCGACCTGTCCATCAAGAGCATGCAAAACAACGAGACCTGATCATGGCGTTTGACGAATACGAGGACAGTCGCCACGACGGCGAACCCATCAACCTCTACAAGTTCATCTTCGGCGACGCGCCGGAAGACAAGCTCGGCTACACCGACGCCGAGACCGTCCGCGTGTTCGACAGCCTGAGCTATAAGCCGGTGGCCGTCTCGCGCGACAACATCAATTCGAACGGCACGCTCGACAAGGCGACGTTGACGCTGCGAATGCAGGGCGATATCGAGATGGCGGATCTGTTTCGCGTCTATCCGCCGAGCTACGTCATCGGTCTCGTCATCTATCAAGGGCACGCCGACGACCCATCGAACGAGTTTCTCGCGATCTGGTCGGGGCGCGTTCTCAACTGCGCGACGGCCGACAGCCAGGTCACGTTTACCGCGGAGCCGACGACCACCGCCATGAAGCGAACGGTGCTACGTCGCAACTATCAACGCGGCTGCGGGCACGCCCTGTACGGATCGCAGTGCAAGGCGCCGAAGGTGCTGATCGACAAGACGGTCACCGCGATCTACACGCGGAACACCATCACCGTGACGCCGTGGACCGAGAACGTGCAAGAGTTCATCGGCGGCACCGTCGAGTGGACGTCGACCAAGGGACGTCGCGAGATTGTCACCATTCGCGCGGGGGACAATTCCGGTAATATCCAGCTTTTCGGCACCCCTTCCGAGCTAACCGTCGGCGACGTCATTCGTTTTGCCCGCGGCTGCGACCACACGATGGGGGCCTTGGGCTGCAATCTGCACGCCAACATCAACAATTTCGGCGGCCAGCCATGGATACCCTTCAAAAATCCCGTTGGCTTCAACTCGCCTTTCAGCTAAATCTCAACCATTAGGTGATTTTCCCGGAGATCGCGACGTGGGTATCGAGACGCTTGTCGGCCAACTTGTCATCGGCCTCGCCCTGGCCGCGCTGTCCTACGTTCTCACGCCGAAGCCGCAACAAGAGAAGCCGCCGGCCGCGATGGACCTTGAAGCCCCGACGGCCGAGGCCGGGCGAACGATCCCTGTCGTGTTCGGTACCATGCGGGTCAAAGGGCTCAACGTCCTCTGGTACGGCGACATTCAAACCTACGAGTATGACACCGAAGCATGAGCGACATCGAACCCCAGCTCGAGCCCGCCGATGACGAAGGGCTCATCACGGCAAACGACGCCATCATGGCGGGCCATTGCGCGACCGGTGTCTATCGGTGGTTCAAGGAGCACGGCTTCGACGCTCGCAAGGCGATGCGCGAGGGCGTTAAGCTTTCGGAAGTTCGCGCGGTCAATGACGCCTTCGGCAACCAGGTGATCGAAAGAACCCTCGCCCGCCGCGGGGGCAACTGATGGGCGGCATTTTCGGCGGCGGGAGTACCTCGCAAACTCACGTCGCCAAATACTTCATCTCGCTCCATTACGGCATCTGCACGGGCCCGGTGGACTCCATCAACAAGATGGTGATCGACGACAAGATCGTCGATTGGGGCGGCTTCGTCGTCAACGCGAATTCGAGCACGGTCATCAATCAGACCGAGCTTTTCGGCGGCGAGAAGAAGCAAGGCGGTTTGCAGGGCATTTTCGACTTCATGCTCGGCGGACCTACGCAGCAGCTGACTGCCGGCGCCGCCGGCAAACTCGGCGGCACGCCCGACACCCTGCCCGGCTTCCGCGGCATCGCCTCGATCTTCGCGCGCGGCAACCAGGGCGCGTTCGGCACCGGCACGCCCGGCTTCTATTGGACCGCGAACAATCCCTATCTGTCGCCGCCATCCGTCGAGGTCACGCGCGTTCCGGTGGGGCCCAACGGCAAGGCCGCCCTGGACGGTGACCAAGCGAATTTCGCCGACATCATCTGGGAATGCCTCACCGACACGGATTGGGGCTTGGGCTCCCCGGAAGGCCTGCTCGATCGCGATTCCTTCAAGGCGGCAGCGACCACGTTGGGCGGGGAGAACTTCTGGGGTTCGATGATGTGGACCCGCCAGGACGTGGTCGAGAAGTTCATCAACGAAGTCATCGATCACATCCAAGCGACGCTGTTCGCCCACCCTCGAACCGGGCTGCTGACGATCCGCCTGTTGCGCGACGACTACGATCGCGACGCCTTGCCGGTCTTCACGCCCGACAACTGCAAGATCACGAAGTTCCAGCGCAAGGTCTGGGGCGAGACGGCAAACGAAGTCATCGTCTCATGGACCAACCCCGAGAGTGAGGAATCGGAGTCGGTCGTCGTTCACAACAACGCGAATATCTCGATTCAAGGCAGTGTCGTCAGCACCAGCAAAAACTACTACGGCGTTCGCAATGCCGATCTTGCTGCGCGGCTCGCCCTGCGGGATCTCACGCAGGTCTCCGAACCTTTCCTGGCGCTGAACATCGAAGCCAATCGAACCGCGTGGACGCTCGTTCCGGGCGACATGTGCAAGATCCAATATCCCGAGCACGGCATCGGCGAAGCCTACATGCGCGTCGGCACCGTCGATTACGGCAAGCCCGGTGCCTCGATCGTCAAGGCCGCCCTGGTCGAGGACATCTTTTCGTTCGGCACCTCGATCTTCGTGCCTGTTGGCGAGAGCCTGCCGCCGACCATTCCCGTGCCACCGACCATTCCCGATCCCGATCCGCCATTGCCTCCGGACGTGCCCTGGGTCGATCCCGCCACCGTGCCGACCGCGCTCGATCATCTGTTGATCCGCGATGTCCCCTTCTTCGTGCTCGCCCGCGCGATCGGCGACGCTGCGGTCCAATCGATCGAATATCCGTCGACTGGCAACATGATCCTCGCCGCAGAGGATTCGACGAACGTTTCGGCAATCGGCTATTGGACCCAGATTTACGGTCCCACCGGCGAGGCCTCGCTTCAACACGTCGGGTTCCTCAACAACCGCAAGCGCGCGCTCCTCACCGCCCCGCTGGCAGCCGCCGGCACCTCGACACTTGCATTCTCATCGCCCTACGGATCGCCGATCGACGTCGGCAGCATCATGGAGTTCGTCAGCGTCAGCAACCCGAACGTCTTCGAAATGGCCGCGGTGGCTGTCGACAACGGCGACGGCACTTACCAGCTGACGCGCGGCATTCTCGACACCACGCCGCTTCGCTGGAAGATCGGAGACGTCGTCTGGAACTATCCGGCGAACAGCTCACCCATCGATCCGACCGGCCGAACCGACAACGTTGATGCGATCTACAAATTCACGCCGCGCACGTCGAAGGGCATGTACTCCGTCAGCTCTGCGGCGCTGATCACGCAAACCGCGCACGATCGCATGCATCTGCCGTATCGCCCTGCGAACGTGAAATTCAACGGCGACCTGTACAGCCAGCAGATCGTTGGCACGAGCGACATCGTCGTGACCTGGTCGCGCCGCAATCGGTTGACCGAGAGCTCGCAGATCCTCGCGTGGACTGACGCCGACACGACTCCCGAGACCGGGCAGACGACCGTCATCGAGATTTTGGATGGCAGCGGAACGGTCTCAGCGACCCATTCGGGGCTGACCGGCACGACCTACACGGTGCTCGCGTCCGAAATCGCAACGGCGGCCGGCACCGGCGGCAAAGCCTTCATTCGCGTCAAGTCGGTCCGCGATGGCTTCGAAAGCCTCAACCCCGTCACCCGCAAGGTCACGACGATCGGTCTCGGTGGCTACGGTCTCAACTACGGCAAGGATTACGGAGCAGTCTAATGTCATCGCGCGCACTACCAGGTCTCGGACTGAAAGGCTTTTGGGGTTCCGGCTTCGATGGCTGGGACGGTGAGATGGACACCAACCTGCTGACGTTGTCCGTCCTCATGAACGGCATCGTCAAATCGGCGACGACCACCCTGCCCGGCTCCCCGACGAACGGCGACATCTACATCGTCAAGGTCGGCGATACGAACGCGGGCAAGATCGCGGTGCGCGACAACGGGGCGTGGGTCTATTTGACCCCGGTCCGCGGCTGGCGGCTCTGGGTCGACGACGCCTTGCAGTATCGGACCTATGACGGTGCCGTCTGGATAATCGAGAACGAGCTGCTCTCGGCATCGGTGGTTTCCGGCTCGGCGGTCGCCCTGACGACGAACACGGCGGCGAACGCCATGAGCATCGCGAATGTCCCGAAAGGCGATTGGGACGTCTCGATCAACGCCGCCTTCTTGCCTGCCAGCGCGACGTCGGTCACGGAACTGCTCGCCTCGATCTCCGTGACCTCCGCGACACTCGATACCACGCCTGGCCGCTTCAACAGCCAGCCGATGGCCCCCTTTGTGCCGGGCGCCAATTCCATGAGCCTGATCATCCCGTCCTACCGGCTCACGCTGGCTTCGATGAGCGCGATCTACTTTGTCGCGAGGGGCAAATTCACCGTGAACACCCTCGGGGTCTACGGCGTCTTGACTGCGCGTCGCGCCAAATTGGGCTAGGGTCAATATCAACCATTAGGTGATTCGTCAGGAGACCACGCAAATGCTCACTACTGCAATTATGAGGCAAATGTGGCCGCACGCTCCCGCGACCACCGTCAACGCGATCGTCTCAACTTGCCAGGACGTCTTCGCAGAATACCAGATCAACAGCCCGCTTCGGGTCGCGCATTTCATGGCCCAGATCAGCCACGAATGCGGCCTCGGCACGATCGTCCGCGAAGACATGAACTACCGGGCCCAGCGGATCAGCGAAATCTTCGGCTACGACAAAGCCAAGCAGCGTTGGGTTCACTCTGCGCGCGTGACGGACGCTGAAGCTGCGCAGCTCGCCCACAATCCGAAGGGCCTGGCTGAGCGCGTTTACGGCCTGGGCAATCCGCCCAAAGCGAAAGAGCTCGGAAACACGCGGCCGGGCGACGGCTATTTGTTCCGCGGCAACGGTATGCTGCAATTGACCGGCGGCGGATCGCATCGTCGCATCGGCAGCCTCACGGGCTTCGATCTCTACAATCATCCGGAGATGCTTGAGGATGCGGGTACTTCCTTCCGCGTGGCAGCCGCCGAATTCAAAGCGTTAGGTGCGATGCCTTACGCTGATCGCGACGACGTCACTGGTGTCACGCTCAAGGTCAATGGCGGCCGCAACGGCCTCGCCCAGCGGACCGTCCTGCTCGCCAAGTGGAAGGAAGCGCTACCGGGAGTCGAAGAGCCGGTGCAGCGTCCTCGTGGCGCTCCGGAGCCGGCCGACAAAGCGCTCAGCCAGTCCAAGATTATGCAAGGTGCGACGGTTACCGGCGGCCTGACCCTGCTCGGAACCGGTGCGCAGGTTGCGCAGTACGCGCAAACGACCTCCGACGCGGTGACAACGGCCAAGGGCGCAGCCGACAACATGGTCAACGTTGTGCAGACCGTGAAGCCCTTCCTCGGCCTCGCACCCTCTGTGTGGGTCGGTGTTGCGATCGGTTGCGGCGTCGCCGCGCTCATCGGCTGCGGTTACGTCATGTGGCAGCGTTACCTCAAGCTTCGCGATCAGGGCGTCTAATGCCGCGGGTCGTCGCCACGATCGTCGCTGACGTCGAATACGCCAAGCACATCCCTGGCGCAGTCGAACTTCACGACGACGGTCTCTACTACGTCTGCCCCTGCGGTTGCCGCTACGTAGGCTATCTGCCGTTCAAGCCAGCGGCCTCGCCGTCGTGGCATTGGGACGGCAACCGCGAGCGGCCGAGTCTCGAGCCCGCCGTACACCATCGTCTGCGGAACGCCGACGGCAAGGAAAGCGGGACCCATTGGAAAGGCTGGCTACGTGCCGGCGTTTGGATGGATTGATCATGAGCGTGCTCATCGCGATTGCCGGCCTGCTCGGCATCAACGTTCCCCGCCTCATCGGCTACGCGATCGTCGCGGTGGCGGTGGTCGCGGGCGCCTTCACCATCAAGTTCCACTACATCAACGTCGGCCGCGATCAGGTCACCAATGAGATCGCCGCTGGAAACCGGGAGACGCTGAGCAATGTCAACGCTGCCAAGGGCAAAATCGACGACTGCCGTGCTGCTGGTGGTCAGTGGAGCACTGCTGACGGGATGTGCGAATAGCACGCGCGGCTTCGGCACGTTCAGCGGGCCGAGCGGTGGCGTCTGCGACGCATTCGATCGTCCGCAGTATCAGATCAAGGGCGCGACCGCCTACGACCAGGAATGGGCCGACAAGACGACCGAGGCTGGCGTCGCCGGCTGCAGTTGGGCGCGCCCTGAGCCGCGGCCGAAGCATCTCGACGTCGATCCCGCGGCCCCCGTCAAGTTTGTGCCGCCGGCGCCGAAGAAGCGCTCGCTTTGGAATCGCATCCGTCATCCGAAGTCGTCCTGAGCAGCGTGGTTATGGACAACGGAACTATTGCGATCTGCATCTCTGCGGCAGTCTTCCTGCTCCAAGTCTTTGACAGGATCTGGGGAGGCGGAAGCCGCGCTGCGACAACGCAATCAACGCTCAAAGAATATGTGAACACCGAGGTCGCGTCGCTCCGCAAAGACGTCTTTCTTAGACACGACACCAGCGAGGGCAATGTCGGCCAGGCGCTACAACACCTGAAGGACACCTGCCATCGCATGGAGCTCGAGGCGATGCAATTCCGTGCCGTGTCGGCCGAAACCTACATGCGTCGCGACAGCTATTACAAGGCGATGGGCGAGCTCAAGCTGGACGTCAAGGACGCCTTCGAAAAGATCGACAAGCGGTTGGAGCGCATGGAAGACACCATGGCAGCCAACCGCAAAGAGGATCGAGCCTAACGGATCGTAGCCTCGGCGATCGTCTGAAAGAAGCCGCACTCGATCCCGCCGATCGCCTCAGCCCGCCGCACGATCGTGTCGACGATCGTGAACAGGATGGCGGGATTTTTCTCACCCCGCATGAAGGCCACGCACGCCTCTCCGTGTGCGCGTCCCGTCTTGTTGTCAGCCGCCCAATCGCCCGACGGCAGCACATTCCAAAGGTTCAGCCCAGCGCCTTCGTCCTTGACGAATGGCAGTCTTTTTACCGCGTCCAAGTCCCCTACTCCCGGGATAAAAGTTACCCTATTCCGAATTTCCGACTTTTCGAATTTGACGCGGCCCGCGTCAGGAGTCAATTCATTTGTTCCTCCTATGTTCTTTTCCGGTTCCTGCCGCCGAAGTCATCCGCCCGACCGCTCGGTAGCAACTAAGTTATTGTTCCTGAAGCTAAAATGTGCGGTACCCGTAGAGACACAGTGAGGCGATTAGAGAAAACGCCGGTCGATCGGGATGCCCATGAATTCCGCCGCCCGAATAGCGGCCTCCATTCCAGGCGAGATACCGAGATCCTGGTAAACCACCATGCGATCGGCTTTGCGCAGCCAGGCGCGCGCTGCGTTTATCCCTTGAGCCCTTTGAACGGGATCGTTGTCGTCAAAAATTCCCGGCTGCGTGAACAACAGATGCGAGGCGATGGGAGCTTCCTGGCGGTCGGCGACGCAAGAGCGCACACACGCCCGTGCATATTCGATGTTACGGCCGATCTGCCCGGCGTAAGGGCTCTCCAAAACGACCAACGGCATGGCGTGCGGCGGCAGAAGTTTTGTCATCCTAGCAGTTCCTCTAAGTCGTTCGGAGCGCCGAGCAGCGTGCCGACATCGTCGGCCAGGCCAAGCATGTCGAGAATCTCGATCGAGCGCGGCTTGCCCAGGCCGAAGCGCCAACGGATGTCGTCAGCGTAGGTCGGCTCGCGCTCAATCAAAATCGAATTGAAGCCTTCCTCGATCGCCGCTTGGCCGGTGGTGCCGCTGCCGGCGAAAGGATCGAGCACTGTGCCGCCCGGTGGCGTCACAAGGCGGCACAGCCAGCGCAGCAGGCCTATCGGCTTGACGGTCGGGTGATCCGAGCCGGCGCGATCAACCTTGCCCGCCTTGCCGAAATAGCCGACCGGAGAGCCGTTTGGCGGGAAGCTGTTGAAGAAGCGCGCAGCTGAACCGCGATCGTCTCGCTTGGCGAATGGAGTGCGGCCGGCGAACTTTCCGTAGATCGCTTTCGTGACATCCGACGGCTCGCTTCCCTTCAGATCGCCACGCTGGCCGACCGATTGCGGAAAGACCGACAGCACGACATCAGAGCCGTCGTGCAGTAGGTTCGCCGGCCAGCGCCCGAGCTCGGCGCCATCGCTTGCAACACGACACGCTTCGATATTGATGGCGCCGACGCCGTGCACCAGGACGTTCCTGAACCCGCTGCTCTGATCAAAGGGCCGCTGGCCGAAATAGATCGGTTCGAGCGCCGGCTTGCAGCTCTGCGTTCCGTAGTACCAGCCTTCCCACTGCTCCACGTCGTCAGTGTCGGCGCCGGCTTTCTTGAGCAGATTGCTCACGCCTTTCGCTTTTGGCAGCCCCTGGCCGTAGGTCCAGCCGTAGAACGGATGCATGACGAAGCCGGCGTCTTCCATGGCGCAGGCTTGGCGATGGCCGGTGCGCGGCGAGGAGAACGCGAGCGCATAGCCGCCTGGCAGCAACACCTCGTAGACCAGTTTCCAGAACTCGGGATCTTGCGCGACGCGCTCGCCGTTCTCGTCGGCGCCGTCCCAGCGCTGCCCCATGAACCCCTTCGACACGCGGCTGAACCGGCCGTCGCTGCCGAACTTTGCCGGCGCGCTGTCCTGCTTGCCGAAGCGCTTGACGATGGACTCGAGGTAGTACGGACAATCTGTGACGACCGAGTGTACTCGAACCCCGGCCGCAATCAGCTCGCGTAGCACTTCTCGGCTGTCGCCCTGATGAAAATCAATATGCACGATCAGCCCAGCAGGTCATCCACGTCGGCCGCAGTCTCGAGCCCAAGCAGATCGTCCTCTGCCGGCTTAGGCTGATAGGTCTCCCAATTGGGCACCTTCTGCCTAGGCAGCGCCATGAACTCCTTCGACTTCCGTGCACCGGGAAACCGTTGGAGCGCGTTGTGCAGCGCTTCGGCCATCGCTTCCTGTGCAGTGCTGGCGATGGCGTACTCGTACAGCTTGGAATCCACCGATCGCACGTTGCCCAGCCATTGGCCGTCGGTGCGCCGAAACAGGTTGTTCACCCGGAAGCCGGCTGTCTCAATATCGGACACGATGTCTTCGAAGCTTTTCATGATCAGCCCAGCAGATCATCAACGTCCGCAGCCTTCTTGGCCGGCGGGCTCGGTTGCGTCTGCGCGGGCGGCACGACTGCGAACCCGTTGTCGAGATCCCATCGCTCGCACGACGGCAGCAGCGACAGCGCTTTACCGAGAGACTCGCTCGGGGTTTCCGCGCATTGCGACGTATAGCCGCTCGTTCGACCGAGCTTGATGTAGGTCTGCCAGGTGTTGCCCGTGCGAACGAGCATTACGCTGGTGATGCGCCCTTTTGCTGCGCAATCATCTAATTCTGCGCCGAAATTCATCAGATCATACCGAGAGCAAGGAGATAAGTTTCGAGGATCGTCTCAGCCTCGGCGCGTTCGTTCGGGTCCTGCTTGCGAATTTTGACGATCGCTCTGATCGCCTTGACATCGTAGCCGTTGCCCTTGGACTCCGCGTAGATGTCGCGAATGTCGTCGGAGATCGCTTTCTTTTCTTCGTTCAAGCGCTCGATCCGCTCGATGATCGATTTCAATTGTTCCTTGGCGAACTTCGTCGCGTTGTCGCCAGCGGGGATCTCATCGTCATCGAGAAGATCGCCGCCGCGCTCGTTAGACTTCTTGCTTGTCGCCATTGTTTTCGTTCCGTGACAATGTGAATTGATGTTGATCGCGCCTAAGTGACATGTCAACTCGTAGTTGATCTGTTCCGCATTAAACTTTCGCGGTTCTTTTCGATGAGCGCGGCTGAGTAGCCGGCGCGATGCAACGCGAGAAGCAACGCAGTCTCGCTGCGATCGTCAGAGCGAGCGCAATGCATGTCGAGGCAATGCCGCATCGCTTTCAGAAAGGTCCGGTTTTCTACGGAGACGCCGATCATTTCGGCTTCACCGTCAGCTCGAATTGTCGGCCAATGAAGTACGCGGGACGATTTTTATCCGTCAGCGGCAGAGTGATTTCGATCAACGTGCCTTCGACCCAAGCAGCGCGACCGACCGCGTTGCCTTGCGCAACGAGCTTCACTCGATCGCCGCGATCTTCAAGTCCGATGACGTGAGCTTTGATCTTCATAAACCGACCTATTCGAACAGTGAGCCTTGCGAAACGACGAGAGCGGGAATGCGTTTGCTGTAGATCGTCTCGCCGTGAACGCCCTTGTCGCTGTAGTCGAGCCCGTGCTTGTCGCAGAGCTCGCGCGCCAGCGTCGTCAGCTCGTGATGCGTCATCTTCATTGTCCAGTTGCCGGCAGTTGGTCGACGCCCGTTCGCTATCCTGCGAAGGCTGTCAACGACCTGTTGCGGCAACTCGTCGAACATCACGCAGCCGCTGCGGTCTCGGTGCCAACGATCGTCTTGAGCAACGTCTGATCGGCCTCGCTGAGATCCGCGGCCGGCAGCGTCGGCGCCGCCAGGGGCTTCGCGTATGCGTCGAGCGCCGGATCGTTCATGGTCGCCATGCGGGAGTCGTTGACGATGCGCAGCGCGGTCTCGCCGAAGTCGCGCAGCCGCACCGTCTGCTGGATCGATAGCGTCTTGAACGTGTCGCGTTCTCGGGTCAGCGTCGCGATCTGCTCGTCTCGCGCTGCGAGGGCGGTCGAATGGTCGGCGAGCATCTGATTGATCGTCTTGTCGTGTTCAGCCTTCACGCGGGTAAGTTCGTCACCGGCTTCGGTCAGCGCCGTATAGAGCCGGTCGTGCGCCTCCTTCGTCTGCGTGAGCTCATCGGTCGTGAGCACCAGGTCCTGGCTGACCTTGTCGAACTTCTGCTGAGCGGCGACGAAGGGGTTTTCGAGAGTGTCAGACGCAGTCATGCCAGCGGTCCTCTGGGGTTTGAACAGATTGAAAGGTGAGATGATCCGCATGTTCATCGGCTGAGCCTGCGGGTAATGAGGTATCCGGCCAGGATCGGGAGCCCGGCGGGCCAGAGCGCGGCAAGGACGAAATCGAGCTGCCTGCTGCCGGTGGCCGTGGCGGTCGGTTCCGCCCCAGGGATCGGATAGCCAAAGCGGCTGATCAGGCGCGCTGTGACGCCGAGCCCTATAGTCCAGATCGTGAAGAACATCAGAGCTTGGAAGGGCCCGACGTGGACCCCAACGAAAGCCGTGCAGATGAAAACCAGGAGCAACGTCGAAATGGTCATGCGCGGAGAGCCTTGAATCAACTTCAAGACATGACATCAACTATTAGGTGATATGTCAATCGACTAAATTAAGCTTGACTGCAGGCATCGGAACATCGGATAAATCTCAGGTTGTCTCGCGCCCCTGAGAGAGTGGACGGCCGCATTTCACTTGATCGACAAGTAGAGTAGTAGGGCCCCTACCGCTCCCGCCACGGCGTCCCCGATAGGCGGAGCCGGAGGCTTACCCGGGGGTCGTGTCGGGTGCCCCGGGGCCGTCCCTTGGTTTGCTCTGGTTGACTCAACCACCGCGAGAGCGTCAAAATGGATTTTTAGGTAAGTGGAGTTTAGTTATGCGGTGTGTGTTAGGTTGTATTTTAGCCACGCTTTTTGGTGCTTCAGCCAACGCCTCAGTTATTCAGATTGACTATACAGGCACGTACAGTGGCAGCGTCACGATCGGCAACCCGTCAATCTCACAATTTTCGACGTCGACTTTCGGTTCTGCGCCCTTCAGCCTCACCTTCGTCTTCGACAGTTCCTCGCCTTATGTAGATCAATACTCAACTCCTACAAGCTCGGCACTGGGTGGTTACCGGGCGGGATTTGGTAGTGTCGCGGGTGTCTACTCTTTTGATGTATCTGGCAATCAAAACGCGTCAGACAGCGCCGAAATTGGCTCAACATCACAGACAGTTATAGATGTCGACTTCAGCAAAGCTGTAACGCATCCCACGCTATCCATGAGTGTCAGCCATCCCGACATCCCAGCATCAATTTTCGAGCCCTTTACAATTCTCAACGGACTCACGGGACAAGGAAGCTACCTATACACAAGCGTGGGGAATTTCTCGTACTTTAGTATGGAAGCGACACTTGTTCCTAAAACGATCAGAGTAACGGTTGACGGCGTATCTGTTGCCGTGCCCGAGCCTTCGACATGGGCGATGCTGCTCCTTGGTTTCTGCGGCGTTGGATGCGTAACTTACCGGCGTCGCAAAGGGGCTTCGCTCGCAGCCTGACTTTGACTACTCAGAAATCATTGCAGAGGTCGCCGGCTTCGCGGTTTTTTCGATCGTCGGAGACCGGGCTCAACCCGCGGGAAGGCAGAAGCGTTCCTTATTGGTTTGGAGTACATATAATGTTGAGAGTGCTTGCGGTTTTACTTTGCGCTTTAGCGTTAGCTGCACCCGCAAAGGCTGACGTCATCGTTACGTATGACTGGCAATTTTCGGCTAAAGCCCCGCCCTGCGGAGGCGGCCCTGGATGCATTGGATATATCGGCGGCGCGCTTTTTCAAAGCGGGACTTTTGCAACGACGTCGGCCGGAGCAGACTTACTGGGTACGTCCGGCATTCTCTCTTCGACCGAAACGAACTTTGGTCAAATCGCCAGCTCGATTCATTCTGTCACGATCCTAGTCAATGAGTCACAAGTTCCTAACGACCCGACATATTCCGGATTTTGGGACGCAACCAATGGCTTTGTGGCGATTACGGTTGAATGGAATACAATAGGTTGCGACGGTCCGTTTTGCGGCCCGCCCGGAATTTATACCGGAGGTTCGGGCGGCTTAACTCAACTATTTTACACACTGAGTGTAGCCCAGTCCGTTCCCGAGACCTCCACCTGGGCTATGTTACTCCTCGGCTTCTGTGGCCTCGGCTTACTTTTGCATAGACAGCGCGCCGACGCATGAGCTACCGCCACGACGCGCCGACAAGCGCCATCGCTCCTGCCGCCGTGCAGGTTAGCGTAACGGTGTCCGGCGTCTGCGCCGTAAGACCGGATGCATCACCAACGACGTTCAGCGCGCCTGAAGCTCCGGCGTGAATGCGGCGAACCGGTGTTTCCCCGGTTGCCGATAGGGTGCCGGTGTTGGACGTGATGTTATTGCTGGCTCCGCAGACGATGTAGAAGCCTCCGGCCGAGGTGTTGAAGCTCGCGTTTACGACGGTGCCGCCGCTGTTGACGGTCCCCCCGTTGCTGGCTACCGGCGTCGGTGACGAGAGGTCGCCGCTTGGTACGGTGTACACGGCCACCCGGCGCGATCCGAACGGATTAGCCCCGCCAAAATCGAGCGTGACTGTGACTGATGTTGCCGTGTCGGCGTCGGCATCAAGCACGCACGAGGCCATGCCCGCGCTGCTATTGCCTGCCGCCCCCCTGTAGACATTCCTTGTCGCGGTCTTCGCCGTTCCGACGTTTGGTGCGACGGTAACGGTCACTGGCTCAAGATCGGTCGCGCCCGTATATGTTACGATCACTAGGTTCCTAGCCGCGGCCGGGATGGCAACGGCGGCCAATTGCTGCGTGGCTCCTCCCGAACTGGTTTGGCCAGACGACGACGACCATGTCGGCGTCGGTAGCGAGGCAAGCGGCGTCGGCGCGATATTGCCGCCGGAATTGTCCAGCGGAAGCGCCAAACTGGAATTGTCCAAAACTGGCGCTGATGCATCGGGATTTCGCCCGTACTGATAGCGAAGCTTTCTCGCACTGGTCGTGGCTAGCGAGGCGTGCGTAAGCCGCAACACGATCGCCGACTGCCGGGCGCCAGCCGTTGCCGCGGCCCACGTTCCGCCGTTGTCGCCAGAAAGCTCGAACCCGCTCGGATTGCTGGTGGGCGTGAAGTCCGAACCGAGACCGCGCACGAAAGTGACATCGGTGTGAGTGGCATCGACGATCGCCGCGCCCACGATATGCCAATTCGGGAACGCCGTGGTGCTGGCGAGGAGCGACGCGATCGTCTTGGCGAACCGCTTGCCCGAACGGCCAAGGCTGGTCCCGTCAATGTGGATTTGGTCTCCCGATGCCAGCATGGCGTCGCGATTGCTGTGCGAATAGTAGACGTTCGGCAACTGCGTTGCGCCCGAACCACAGCGGATCAGCACGCCTTCCATCAAATCCCAAGATGCATCCGTGCCTGCACCGGTCCCGGTGTCGGTGGTGTTTGCCAGACTGCAAAGCACTAGCGGACAAGCCGCCTTCGTGGTGCCGAGATCGGCCACGATATCGGCATGAAGCTGGGACAGTTGCGCCCGATAGCTGGCTTCCGTGTTGCCGTTGGCGCTATCGCCCTCACCTTGGTACCAGACGATGAAGTCGAGCACGCCTCCAGATGCGACTATGGAATTGATGAAGTTCGTGTAACTGGCGTTCCCCTTGCTCAACAAGCTGATCGCCTGGCCGGACACGGCACCGCCGAGTGCCCCAACCGTCTTTCCGGCAGCACTGTTGATGCCGTTCATCAGCTCTCGAATGCCGTTGTAGTTCGGGATTGTCGTGCTCCACGACGTTCCGTCAAACCATGACGTTCCGGCATTAGCAGCCGGAGGAGAATTCGAGAACAGCGCGCCACCGCCGTAATGATGGAAAGCGTTTGACTGCCCATAGATGCCAATCAGCACCTGCGCATTGCGAACTTTGGAGTTTCCGTTCGTCTTCCGAAGCAGACGCTTTGGCCGAACCGCTACGAGCGGAAACATCAGGCCTCGCTATGATAGCTGGCTTGAACGGTGATGTTGCCGGCGACGCTGGTGACGACCTGCAGCTTCTTGTCGGCGGTACCGAGTTTCTTCTTGCCGCGCGGCGTCACCTGCATCGGACCGCTCTTGGCCGTGACGTACCAGGGTCCGAAGAAGACGTTGCCGGAGGTCTCTTCCTTGAACGTCACCGTCATGTCGGTGTCGGTACTGACGATCAAATCGTCGATCACCAGCTTCTGACCAACGGCCGGTGCGTCGGTGACTGAAGCCACGGCGCTGTGCTGATCGGCGCTGGTAAAGGGCACGCCACCTACGCCCCAAACGCTCGACCATGACGGACCGCCGTCGAGACTGGTACCGTTGCCGCCTCCGCTACTTCCGCCGCTGTCGACGATGACATGGGGCACCACGGAGTTCGTGTCGGTGTCGAGCGTGAACTTAAACCGAACGCGGTTCCAGTAGTCGAAAAAGTCAGAAAGCGCCATCGGTGCTCCTCGCGAGTCGGTTTTGCCGCACTATTCTCCACTTTCAGGTGATATGTCAATAACTAATTGATCAGAAGCTAAGACCGATTTTGAGTTCTCAGAGGTGGAGTTCACTTCGAGAGAAAGCCGGGCGATCCTCCAATCGACTTTAAGTAAGCAACGATGGGATCAATCGCCATTCGAGCCACTTTCATCGCATGTGTGCCTACCTCAAACTGGCCAGGCCCCTGGATCATGCACTGCGAGGGCGGAGGAAACGGAATCGCTTCGAACTTATGTGGGTGGATCTGCATGAGGTAGGATGAATAGTAGGCCGGCGGTTTTGCAATCGGGAGCGAGTAGAAAGTGAGCACATCAACAATAGTGAACAAGTTTCCGATCATTGTCGCATAGACGTGCTTAACGAGATCGGTCACTTCTTTTCCGTCGGCCTCCTCGTGTCCCATGCGAAAGGGGGCGTGGTTGAAAGCGAGGACGCGTGGACCATCGTAGAAACCCGCCCCGACATACCAATGGGCTGGCGGGCGCTTATGTTCAAAAAAATAGGCAACATCAGAAGCTGGAAGCTTTAACGGGTGTTTGGTGATCTGGTCGGCCATCAGCGCGGACAGAGCTATCCAAGTGGAGAGCGCCTCCTGACCTGCTATGTCGAGTAAGTGCGTATCGCCAACGATTAGCCTCTTTGCGTAAGGTTTAGCATCCTCCACGATCTTGCTCATCCATGTGCCATTACAATCTCGGCAAACAGCACGAACCTTCTTAGTTCGTACATGCCCTTGGCGAATGGTCCACTCGTGAGGTCGCGTCTCAAAGTTGCGCGTATAGCCCTCGGTTCTTAGCTCAATCGTAGGCAAGATTTCGCGCAGCCAGTCTGACCAGATGTGCTCTTTGCTCATCTTGATGAGAGGCGGGCTGCGTCCGCAGAATATACATTTTCCCTGAGGCCGCTGCGTTTGTTTGCTCATGAAGCAGCCCCCCGGGATTGTCGAGACTTCTCGGCGTCGTGACAGCTCATCTCAAGAGCACGCGCCCGGCCGCGGCGGCTTCGTCGATCTTGTGCTTGAAGCAGTTGAACTGCTCAACCCAATCGGTCTGATCCGGCGACAATCGATTGACCTTGTTCTCGCACACCTTGTCGAACAGTCGCATCGTGTCAGAGAGCCGACGATCGGATGCGTCGCTGCTGTAGTGAAGATGCCACATCTCACCGCGGAGCCTGTCGACGCCGGCCTTGCCGATGCGCTGCTTCTCGATACAGATCTCGCGCAGATGGTTGCTGTAGGGATGGCGGTCCTCGCATAGGCTGACGATCTGCTGCCGTGTCAGCGCCTCGATCGCAGCGCCGGCATCCGCCCTCGCCTGGTTGCCGCTCGCGAGCACGAGGAATCCGATCGCCATCGAAAGCCGGAACCCGCGCATTTTCATCACCCCGGTCATTCGCGGCCCAGTTTAGGCCTTCGCAATTGCGTGCTTGCCAACCCGCGCGAGATATTCATCCATCGGCTCATTCCAACCCCGAGGCATCTGTCCGAATCCCGGGTTGTTACAAACGCGACATGGCGCGCCGGATGCCCCACAACTACACGCACCATTGCCCTTCCAGGGGCGATCGAGGTGTTCGTCACAAACCCATCCCGAGTTACTGCACAAGGGGCACTCGTCAGGCCTCTCAGACCTAAGTTGCTCAATCCTTGCCATTGTTTTCAGCGCGCGAGACTCTTCTCTCCTCAATCGTCTTTCCGTCCGTCTAAATTCGCGGTCGAATTCTTTCTGCCTGTTCTGCAGTTCGATGGGATCGAGAACCTTCTGTCCGCCGGCGCTGTTAGGATCTTCCGCGCGGAAATCGATCATTACCGGCGTTGAAGCTTGGGCAGAGTGGCATAATTTGTACTTGCGCCTCGAACCACAAGGGCAGGGTTTATTGCGGCCAGCTAATGGCGTTCGGATAATCGGTGGGGCGCCGCCGTCAAGGGGCTCAAAAGTGATGCTCGCCGCCGAGACTACGCCGACCGGCGAGCGGGTGGCATCGATTTGCGCTACGAAGTAAGATGAAGTTTGATTGGATAGAACACGATAATCTGCAAGAGCAGGCGATGCAAATTTGCGTGGAATGGTCAAGCTGCTGACCTGGCCACCAATCACTCCGCTCGGATGTGCCGAGGCGCAGTGAACTAGCCGTGTCAATCGCGCGGCCACCGCCCGCGTGCGCAGGTTTGGCGCCTCGAGAACTAACTCTTGCATTGCTTGACGGTCCAGGCCCCACATGAAGCCTATGCCGAGTCCGTGAGAGGGGATCTGTTCTGGGAGGTCGGCCAGAAATGGTCGAAACTCGGGCCATGCGACGTCGGAGTATTCGCTTGTCTCGAGATCTTGAAAATTCGAGATCATTCCAAATACAGGATAGTCAATGTTCCATTGCCGGCGAAATCCAACAACTATGAGTGTAAACCTGCGATCAGCTGGCCTGATGGCCCTAATATCGGGATGCGGAAGAAACTCCTTGTTGAGCGTGGTTGTCATTCTTTTAATCGTCTCGAAAAGAATTAGATCTGGCTGAACGCAGGCGACCAGAGTTTCGATGAGTTTAACTTTCGAGTTATAGCGACGATGCTCGGCAAGGCCGGTAAAGCTGATGGCAACGCGAGCGTCTAGCGTTGCAAGGTAGCAAATTTTGTCGAATTCGTCGTTTGGTGTCAGCCCGGCGCCTGTGATCCGCCGGTCAGAGACGATACTCGCAAACTTATGCGTTACAATAGCAAGCCCCAAGGTCACGGCACTAATTCCTCCTGCAAAGAGTTTGCTTAAAATTCCCGCGTCGTCGCCGCCAGCGCTAGCAGGTCGAAGGCGTAGATTCGCACCACCGCATCGTGCTTGCGCGAATGCGGGACGTTGAAGTCGGAGATGCAGTCGACGCCGAACACCGGCGCATTCGCCGTCGACAATGAATTGCTGCTCGCAATCTTCGCGCGCTGATCCACGGAAAACGCCTAGCCCCATTTAACAACTATGGGTTGGCGCGTCCAGAATATAGGATTCTTGAATAGAAAGCCCCAAAGTCGATTCTTGAGTCCAAATCTCTGAAGTAAAAGCGCCGTCGCGGTGGCCGGTGGTCCCGCCGATCGGCTCGTTCGGTGTGCGCGATCGAGCGACCTTAGGAATGTCCCAGGTCCGGCGCCCGCGCTCACGCGCTCGTGAATGCAGATGCATGGATTTTTTCTCGAACAAAGAAAAACCCCGCTAGGTTAGGACGGGTCGCGATCGGACTTGCATATGGCGGGTTCGCACGGGCACTATCGCCGCATTGCAACCTAGAGAGAAGTGGCGATGAAATATTTGATCTGCGCTATTCTGTTAGTCGGTACCGCAAGCGCGGTGTTAGCGCAAAACCGAACCTGCAATGTTCAGTCCTGCAGCATCCAACTCAATCAGTGCATGGCCGTTGTCGCTAACACGGTGGCCGGAACAGCAGACTCCCGCAAAACAGCCACTCAGCAAAGTGGCGATGCGAATTGCAGGGCGTCATATGAGCGCTGCGTAGCCACTACATGCCGCTGAGAGGGCTTAACTCAGAACATCAGGCGCCACGCGGCGCGCAGGCCGTAGAATCCCAAGCCCGCGCCCGCGAATAGCACCAGGCCCGCGCCAGCCCAACCCGCGACGATCGCAAAGACGGCTTGCGCGTAGCGCCAACGCGACACGGGGCGCGGCTTGGCGCCGGGAGCGGCTGCAAAGTGCTTCGCCCTCTCCTCGTTCGATATCGCACCCAGCTTGCAGGTGGGGGCGTGGATGCGCGCCAGCTCGCAGGGTTGCGGCGTGCCCGTCGGGCCGATGAGCGAAACCAGGGCCTGCCCTGGTGCCATGGTTGCGATGAGCTCGGCGGCATTCAAGGCAGGGTTACGCGGCAACGACTCCGCTGCGGCGCGGATCTCTTTCGCGTCTTTGCCGGTGGCCGCGCGCAAGGCATGCTGAATGCGGTTGCCGAGCTGGCCGGCCACGGTCGACGGGATATCAGCGGGCGATTGCGTGGCGAAGTAGACCCCGACGCCTTTGGAGCGGACAAGCCGGATAATCTGCTCAATCCGTTGCAACAGCGCGGGAGGGCAGTTGTCGAAAAGCAGATGGGACTCGTCAAAGATGAAAACCAGGCGCGGCCGGTCAAGGTCGCCGACCTCCGGCAAGCGGTCGAATAGATCGGACAGCAGCCAAAGTAAAACCGTCGCGTACACGTCCGGTGTCTTGATCAGCTCATCAGCCGCTAGGATCGATACCAGGCCTTTGCCGTCACGCGTGCCGAGCAACGTCGCAGGATCGAAACCTGGCGGCTCAAAGATGCTGACGGCCGAACTAAGCCGCAACAGCGCGCGTTGGATGACGCCAATCGATACCGGCGAGACCTGCCCCAACGTCGCGGAAATCGCCTCACGGTGCGCCAGCAGCTTGCCGAGCACTTGGCGAAAGTCGCGGATGGACTCGAGCGGCAACCGTTCGGCCGCGGCATAGGCAAAAGCGATATCGACAACCGACGATTGGACGTCGCTTAGGCCTAACGCGCGGGAAAGCACCGCGGGCCCCATTGCTGCGATTGACACGCGCAACGGGCTGCCCTGCTTTCCGTAGCAGTCGAGAAATTGAACGGGACTCGGGCCGGTGGCGAGTCCGGCAATGTCCCCTTTGACGTCCGCCAGAAAGACGGGAACTCCGATCTTAGAGAAACCCTCTGCCAGCGTTTGCAGCGTCACGGTTTTACCGCTACCCGTCGCGCCCGCGATCAACCCATGGCGGTTCGCGTAGCGCCCCCGCAAGCGCGCATTCGGTGCGAGTTCAATCGAGATGCCGTCTTGAATCGCGGTAACAGCCGACTCGCCGCGTGCAACGGCTAGCCGGCTGTTGTCGTGCGCGACCTTTTCGGCGACACTCTGGAAACGCTTGCGCGTCATTCGTCCCAACTCACTTCGTTTGGCAGCGCACGCCAGTCGCCTATCCACATGCCCATGTATTTGGTTCGGACCGCATGGAAAAGGCCGTTAGCTTCGTCGCGTGAACCATCTTTAATCGCAGTCATCGCGAGCGCGTCAATACGTCCGCTCGAGTCCATGTCACTTGCATGGGCAAAGACAGTAATTCGCGTTGCCGGGGTGAAGAAGGTCTTTTCACTCATGGTTCACCTTCCGGAGTTTCGAGGCTTCCAGCCTAAGCCGTTCGGCCTCTGCCCGGCAATCCCTTGCGTCGTCGTGCTCGGCGAAGCGGTCAAAGTTTCTCGCCCGCTTCTCCAATTCGTCGGCCTCGCGCATCATGTCGCGCGGATCTTGTGCCAGCGCGACCATGGGCTAAGCCAGATAAACCAGGCCGTCGTCGCCGACGTAGGAGTCGGTTTGCTGAAACGGTGTCCGCCAGCCGCAAGCCTCTTGCAGCGCTTTCAGGCAAGCCGCGTTCCCGTCATCCGTAAAGGCGACGCCATGGCCGTTTCGGGCGTACCAGAACAGTTGTCCAAGCCGCCTGTCATCCAAGGCCTCGCGCGCATAGCGGAGTTCAGTTGAGCCCGGGACAAGCTCGGCAGCCTGGTCTAACAGCGCGCGGTTGACGGCTTGGAAGCGCTGGCAATCGGCAACGATGCTTGCGAGCGCGACCGGAGCGAGATCCGCGAACCCGAAAGAGTCGCCACCTTCAAAGCGAGACTCCATCGTGGCCCTGTTGATCACGACGGCCGGCATATCGCGCTTGCCTTCTTCGCAAAGCCGTTCCTCATCCGTGAAAAACAGGCATTCGATGTAACCCTGCGTAAACGCGTCGAGCCCTTGGAAAGCGCGGGCTGCCTCTGGCGAACCCTGGTCTAAAACGAATTCCGGCATAGTCGATTCCTCATTTGATGGTTGAGATTTTGGACGTGCTTAGGCCCGTCGCAGCTCGGCAACGCGGGTCTGATGGAATTCGTGGCGGATGCGCCGATAGACCTTGAGCCGGTAGCTGTAGGGCGTGATTTCCAGCTCGCGCTTCAGATCCGCGTACTCATCCGGAGTCGCGGCGCGCGTGGTTTGGTACCAGCCTAGATCGCAGGCGCTGTGCTGCCCGACGTGCGAATAGCAAGCCATGCTAAATTCGTGGTTGGCACCAGGTTCGCACGGAAACACGGCCGTGACCTGCCCTGCGAACGCGCCCGACTTATCGGCCCGAAACAAAACGGGCGTGATGGTTTCGGACTCCCGGTCAAGCTGACTATAAGCCGCGTCACGCGTTCGGTGCGCCGTGATGCCGCGCTTTGTGACGCACAGCCAGCCGCCATTCCATCGGCCGGGTATTTCGTGCGACTGGCACACGTAAGGACGTTTCTTAGCCATTGGCCTACCCCTTCAATCCGATCGCCCAAACCGCGATCATGCTGATAAATCCAACGATGGCCGCGAATTCGATCGCGTCGAAAAGCCGGTCAATCGCGAAGTCGAGAACGTGACGCATCTTGAATCACCCGTTAGTTGATCTTCTAGGCAGCGATCGTCGCAGCGTAAATGCGCTCAACGACTCCATCGGACGCGATGCCCTGCCCCGTGGTCGTGCGCGCCCAAACGTTCAGGCCGCAGAAATCATCGTCAACTTTCTCGCCCTGCTCTTTCAGCTTTTCGGCAAACCAGGTCGAGACGGCCCAATGCTCAAAGACTTCCCATTCATAGGGTTCAATATCGTGATCGCTGCAGAGCGCTTCCCAATTCGCACATGCCCATGTGGTGCCGTCTTTGTTGCTGAAATAGGTCGCGCCGAAGTCATCCTCTAGCGGGCCGGACCAGCCTTCCTGTTCCGCGGCTTCCTGGAAATCGTCAATCGGGCGCGCCAGCTCGAAAGCCTCCTCAACCACGTTTGCCAGCTCGCGCATATCATCGGATTTGCGATAGTCAGTGGCCGAAAGCGAGTTGCCGTAATTCTTGGCGAGCACCGAAACAGCCGACGACATGCAGCAAAGAACTTCGCGCGTCACCATCTGCTCAATCGTGATCACGGTGCGAGTCTGCGGTGCGTTCAGCAGCCACGCGACCTTGTCGGCTAGAGCACGATCGGAAAACGTCGCGGACGGACGATCGGTCGTTTCGTCATCAGCAAGCAACGCGATGTAGTCAAGACCTTCGTGAACGATGTACGGCATTGGTGATTCCTCATTTGATGGTTGAGATTAAGAACGGAATTCAGGCGTCGATAAAAGCTTGTCGGTGTCCGAAGTTGTCGATTAGCTCGGCACGCTTTGCCCGCATGCTCTGGATATCGTCATAAAGCGCGTGCACCTTGTCCGCGATTACGCCGCAGATGGTCGGGAAGGCTTCAGTTTGCGGGGCCCAATTGATTGAGCACCGCGCGACGTTCGGCGAGCAACGCAAGGGCCTGTTGGCGGGCCTTGCTGATATCGTCGCCTAGTTCGGTGTAGCGAATGCCTGCGCTGTTGGCTTCCCTATATTCGCGCTCATCATCGGCGACCCATTCGGCAAGTTGATCGGCGCGGCGGGCAGACTCAATGGCGCCGTCGTGATCAACGATCGCATAGGACTCCGGATCGCCCTCGAAAATCTCCTCAAAGCAAACCGCGCACGGGCCGTTGCTGTCGGCGGCGCCGTTGATGCTGTTGTCATAGCCTGGGACGAATTGCGGCTTGCCGTCTTTGCCGGCCAGCTGAAACACGACGCCGCGAACGGTTTCGTCCTGGTGCTCATCGGTAAACCAGCCTTTGTGCCGCAAGCTGGCGATCTTGTCAGAATAGCCGACAAAGCGGAGGCCGGCTGCACGCGGGTTTTCGATCCAACGGACATTCTCGAATGACCGAACCCTGAAAGGCGCATTGCCCCATGCCTGAAGGCCGAGCGGGTAGCGCGTGCGGCCCGCTTCAATATCTTTGCGGGCGTTAAACAGCGCCATTTCGGCAGTGCGCGTGCTCGCCTGTTGGCGCCAATAGCGATAAGACCAAACCAGGCGCGACACGGCCGGGGCTTCCGCGGCGACATAGTACGGAGATTTGAAAGCCTCGCTAATAGGCGAAGCCGCGACAACGCAAAAAGTCTCGCCCTCATAAAAGAACGTTCCAGCGGGCAACGGCCGAACGTCATATTGATGCGCAGTCTTGGGATTGCCGATACCGCAGGAACGTTCAGCGGCTTCTTTGGTCGCGAACCCTTCATAGGTCAGAAAGGCTTCGCCATTCGCATAGGCTGCAACGATCTTGGCGCCGTCGGCATAGTCGCCGCTGGTAAGGCTGCCGTCGCCATCGATCGTATAAGCTTCGCAGGGATAGACGCGACCCGTTGCGGGTTCGGTCCAAAAGACGCCGAACGCAGCAGCGACACGACGCGCAGTCTTGACTTGGTGCATAGTCGACTCCTCGAAAAAATCCGGTCCCCCTTCATACGCCGCAACGGCATAATGTCAACTGCGAGTTGACAAAATACCTAACCGTTTTTCGAGGTTTCTTAGAGCTCGCCAACAGCTCGAGTTGCGGCAACAGCAGGCCTTGTGATCGGATGGACTCGAGCGGCCGATCGTGTGCAGCGCCGGCGCATGGTCAAAGCGAGCTCGCCCTGCAGGCCCTTGCGCCTAGTCGAGATCCCCGAAACGAGAATCACCTTTGCCGTGAGAACGGGCGTTCCTGGTGAAGGCCCTTGCACGTGGTCGCAGTGGCAGGGTGGCCGCTCAATCGAGATGCAGGGCAGGCCGACTAGCGGGGCTCGCCTATGCGTTAATGCGTGGCCGGCCCTGCCTTGCCCCAAAAGGTCTATGGGCGGGGCTGCTAGCGGGCCTCTCGCCTGCCCCGCTCTGCCTGGTCACGTGTGCAGTGCACTAGCATAGCCGGGCTCTACCAGCGTGCGGACAACATGAGATCATGCATGTGCATAGTCTCATTGGGTATCGATGCATTGCGAACAACCTACCTCATGACAGTCTAAGTCAGTGTCATCGGGTATCAGGTTGGCTACGGGTCCCTCCTCAGGCTGTCTCGTGCCGCGGGGGGCGCAGAGCCCGGGATCGGGGGAGTTTTGACATTTTTGATATAGCACACCGGCGATTTCATCGGAAACTTCAGCCTGCTGTCTCACAGCGTCTCGATTACCGAAGAACATCAAGATTGCGAACTGAGCCAGATTGAGACGACCGCCCCGTGGTCACAGTCGGCCACAGCTAAATCTCGACCTTTATGCCACTGTGACCGGCTGCAAAGGATTGTTTTTATTGTATAATTTATATCTGGTCAAAGTGGTCATGGTGGTCATGGCACATCCTCCGTATATGCGCGCGCTCATGGAAGGCATCGATCAGTGAATTTTGTGTCTGCGCATCTTTGGTCGATTTGCCGGTGCTTTTCCCTGACCACTGTGACCAGCAGAGCATTTCGATGGATTTACAGCTAGTTGGACCGGTCATAGTGGTGAAATTCCACCATGACCGGTCATAGGTAGAAGGGTGACCACGGCCACTCTGGCGGCAAGCTAAGGTCGGAAGACGAAGTTTGACGGCGCTAGCGCCCCGAAGATGATCATCGACAAATTGAGCGGAGCAAATATTGTCGCGCGAAACGTTAATCAACCCACCTCGGCTCATCAACGTCGATCAGCGTGTCAAGTACGGTGCGGTGCAGGCCCTCACAGGCATGGCTGAGACAGCCTTAGCTGATCTTGAGCAGTTAGCTTCCCAGATGATCGGCGAAAGCAATGACTCCACTCGGGACTTGGTCAATCATCATCGCGCGTTGATGTTAGCCTGGAGCATTGTCGACCAAGCAGATCTTCTCCGCCATCTAATTGCATCAGAAGGAAACAAAATAGACCTTCCGGAGAAAACGCAGTTTCTGGCCGCTGCTAGTGACGTGCAAAAGGTTCGAAACTGGATGCGGCATATTCCACAGCGAATAGACGCATTTAAAGCCATGAAAGAGCCTATGCCGCCAATCCTTGGTGCGCTTTCATTTGCGACCGTGGTTAGGGCGAGTATCGATTTAAAGGCCGGAGCGTGCGTAGATGACCGTCATGTTCTTGAGTACCATGCGGTCATACTCATCAATACGGCGCTAGAACGTTCGGTGCAGTTGAAGGGCGCGCCGATGCCATTCAGACAGTTCCGGATTCCTGTTGACCATTTCGTGCTGCAAGCCTTTGGCGTTTTGCTGCCTCTCGGCGATATCGTGGCGCTGATGAGTAAATTTTGCGACGCATTGGCAGCGGGAGTGGACAGGTGGCTTGATGAGCAGCGCGCCGAAATGAGCGCAAGCGCTACCGATGTGTCAGAAATGTTCGACCCACAATTCGGCCCCGGTCACATTTATCGAATGATAGCAAAGCGGGACTAGGGCGCTCCGGTGCGTTGGCGGGAGAGAGCCAGAGTCATCGCGCCTGCTAAACTCAGGCATCCGGTTTGGCGGAACTCTCTGCACAACGTATCGTGGCTTAGCCGAGCAAGTCGTCAGTTTCGCTGAACTCGGAAGCCCAGTCGACTTCGCAGCCTAACATCTTTTCGAACTCTGCGCGACACTTCGAGAGGCACGGAATTACATAGAAGAGCTGCCTTTTTCCGTCTGATCGAGGCCTGATTTTGGCGATCGAGGGAAAAATCTGATGCACGCGAGTTCCAAAACGTGCAGCGTTGAGCGGATCGCCCTGATATCGACGTCGCCTCAGCCAATCTTCGTAATTCAGGCGGAAATCGTCTGTGGAAACCTTGATTGGTGCTTCGTCCCACGACAGTTCGACGTCCTCGAACATGGGGTCGCCCGGCGCGCGGCCGGATGACAGGACCTCAAATAGCCATTGCTCTACGCCGCGGAGCGAGGCAAGCTTCTGGTCGCGCAAGCCAGTGGTCATCGGTGGGTTGCGCACGTCGAAGCCGGTCAGGTCGAGCGACAGCAGATGGTGCAGCAGCGCGGCGCGCCCGCCGTTGTGCATCTCGTCGCGGAGCTTGGCGAAGTAAACGGTGTCTTTCGCCCTGGTATCGGCCACGTTGAGCACGCAGAAGCGGCGCTCATCGAACGTCGCCGGCACGACCCAATCTTCGTTCGAGCTGATCATGATGCGTAGCACCGACGCGACCTGAAATGCGTTGATGCCTTTGCTCTCGATCATCACCTGTTCGGACGTGATGACGTGCTTAAGCTGCCCCTCGGCCTTCTTGTCGCCGGCCCAAAAGCCTTCTTCGACGTGCAGCAGCAGCGTCTTTTCCTGGTGAGCGTTGAAGCGGCCGACCAGATGCTCGGGGTTGGAGATTTTCGTGTGATGCGACGGGAACAGGCCACCGACGTAATCGCCGATCGTGTCCTTGCCGGCACCCTTGCGGCCTCGCAGCACGAGCGCGGTACCAGGCTTCTCCCACGGCCGCTGAATCATGTGCGCAAGCCAGCGGATCACCCATTGATAGGCGGTCTCGTCGCCGGCACAGACGTTCTCGCGCAGGTGGTCGAGGAAGCGCGCGCACGATGACGATGGATCGGGCTCGACGGCAAAACCTTGCCAGTGGTTGTAGGCTCCTTCGGGTCCGCCCTGCGGTGCGAAGACGATACCATTCGGATAGCTGCGGCGTGCCTTGTGGCGCATCCACGCTTTCGTCACCGGCTCGGTGGACTTCTCGGTGGCGACGCGATCGTTCTCGTAGAAATTATAGAGGTCGTGCACCGAGCCGTAGGACGTCGTGCCATCATGCTCAAACGTCAGGATCACGGTTTTGCCTTTGACCGCCGCGCAGGCATAGCGCTTGTTCAGCTTCGCGATCCGCTTCGGAACGTGGCCGAGATCGTGATGCACTTCAGCTTGTTTTAGCTTGCGCACGCGCTCCGGCTGCTCGCCCGCGGTGTCATCGGCGCCGAGCAGATTGTCTACGTCATCAGAGATGGGATCGGTTTCGCCGAGGGCAGCGCCATCGTCGTCATCGTCGCCGAGATCGTCGAAGGCGCTCATCAACCGCACTTCTTTTGCGGCCGATAGGAGCGTCGCCATGCGAACCGGCTTGCCCGATTGGCGGAATGATCGCCAAACTCGCCGTTGATCTTCCGGATCGTACTTGTCAGAGGCAGCGGAGAACTCAACCCAGAGCTTGAAGCCTTCTTTGCTGCCGCTGAACTCGTGATGCAGCGCCATGCCGACCTGCAACCACCCATCGCGGTCCTCGCGCCAGGTGTCGGTGGGCAGATCGGCGAGAATATCCTTCGCATCGGCGACGGAAAGGCCGAGCGGATTGGTCCGGACGTCGGTTTCGTCGCGGCTCGGCGGCTCCCAGGACGCGACTCGAGCGGCGGAAATGACGGGGCCGACGCCGAGCTCGACGAGATCCGCGGGCCACTCACGCTCCCATTTGTACCGCTTGCCGGTGTCCGGATGGACCGACGGTGGCACGACGACTTGCTTGCCGGTGCCAAACCGCTCGATTTCCCATGCCCAATGGCTCTTTTTGTCCTTCCCGATAATTTTTTCCGACGAATGCCGCAGCTTTTTCGAAGGAAATGGTCGTTCGGTCAGGAAATACAGGTGGCGACTCTCACCGAGCGATCCGGAGATGACGGATGGCAGTGAGCGCGCTTCGGGAATCAATTCGAGCAGCGCGGCCCTGGCCTCATCGGTCTTGTCGGCGTCGCGGATGTCGAGATCGATGCAATGCAGATAGAGATCGTGAAGAAACGACGGCTCGCCGAGGCGCACACCGAGGTTATACCCTTCGCGATAGGTCTTCTTGAGGGTGGCGAGTGAAGCGACGCGCTCTGTCGACCAGCTATCGTTGACCGGCGCCTTGGAGCGCGGTCGCAGCCAATGTAGAGCGAACCCCCAACTCGACAGCCGTTCGGCTTGGTCGAGCACGCGACAACCTTATTTCTTGAAGACGAACGGATAGAATTCTTCGATCGAGACGCGACCGCGCGCCTTTTCCACAACAAGCATCGCCAGCGCCGGCACACAGCGATTCGTGCGGACGGGTTTGCAGATGCCCTCGTGCGTGTAGCCGAGCTTCTCGGCGACCGCGCGCAGGTCGAGCATCTTCTGCCCGTTCTTGCGCACCAGATGAGGGAAGGCTTTTTTCAGCACGTCATAGAGCGGACCGCGCGAATATTCGCCGGTCTCCGGGTCTAGCGTGACGATCGCCACCAGCCCGCCCTTCTTAGGTTTAGACATTCCCGACTCCTCGATAATGCGTGAGACGCTAGTTGAACCAAGCCGCGAGAGTCAACCTCGATATTTTTTCTCATCTGTTAGTTGACATTGCGTATGAGGCCGTGATTTTGTTGTCTCACTGCAAATCACCCATTCCGGAGAAACGGTGCATGTCCCTTGAGGCAGCGATCAAAGAACTCAACGAAAATATTGTGAAGAACAACGCCCTGCTCGCCGCGGCCAACGCGCGCGGCGACAAGGCTCTCGCGACGATCGCGGGCGGCAAACCCGACAAGGACGCGAAGCCGCCGAAGGACGCGAAGCCGCCCAAGGAGACCGCCAAGGAAACGAGCGGCGACGAGATCCCCGAGGACAAGTTCAACGCGGCCCTCGCAAAGTTCCTCGGCACCGACGACGAGAAGCTGCTTGCCACGCGCAAGGCCTTCTTCAAGTCGGTCCTCGCCAAGGTCGACGCCGCCAACGCGAAGAAGATCGCGGCTTCCGATCGCGCCCAGGTCATCGAATGGGTCAAGGCGAGCATCAAGGACCCCGACTTCGCCATTTCCTCGGACGATGCCGGCGAGGCCGAAGGCGAGGAAGAAGACGATCTCTTGTCCTAAGTCTCAACTGTTTGTTGAGATCGAACGGTTCCCCGGCTCAGCCCGGGGGACTTTTCGGCGGAAGGTCGGAAGCCAAATGCGCAGCACGCCGGTCCAGCCCCGGGCGAGCGCCGACAGTAGCGACGGGCCGACCTTCCACCGAAGAGTCGTAGGGAGACGATAGAATGAGACGCATTCTCAGCCTCGGCAGCGGTTTAGGCCTCGCGGCAGCGGCGGCAATGACCGGCGCGGGCCGCATTACAGACGATGTCGTGACGTCGACTATCGATCCGAAGGAGCGACCGTTGAGCCGTCCGGCGCCGAAGCCGCGGCCCTCGCGCTTGCCGCGCCCCGGCCTGAACCGCTCCCGCAACTGGCGTTATGCCCGCACCTACGCAGAAGCCCGCGCCAAGTCGCCCTTTCCAGATCGTCCGGTGCGCTGATGGCAGCGCGCGGGGAATTCTGGATCGTCGAGTACGCTGGCGAGGTCAATGTCGCCAAGTGCACCGGCGCCGATGGGCAGAACTGGCGGGTGCTCGGTTTCAAAGAGCACGTTGGCGGCAAGACGCCCGGCTTCCGTGCTGTCCGAAAGCTCGACATCGGTGCCCTGCTCGACGCACCGGCTCCGACTGAGCCGACCGACATCAAGCGGCTCACCGATAGACAGATCCTCGAGCTCACGCTTGCGACGACCCCGTTCGCCGAGGCCAGGCGTCAGGTGAACTATGGCATCGCGACGATGGAGCAGGCCTGCGAGCAGAAGGTCAAGCCAGACGTCTATCGCATGCGCCGCATGGAATTCGAGACCACCCAGAAGGTCGCGAAAGCCCTGGGAGTGATCGTCTGATGGCACGGATCAGCGTCAAGAAAGACCCCGCGCAGCCCGAGCGCAAGGAAGTTCTAGCCGAGGCCATCGTTCGGATCGGCGAAGCCCTTGAGTCGCTCAAGAAGTCGGGCCTCAACGAGCACGCGATCGTCGTGCTGCTCCATCACGAAACCAAGATTTCGATGCGCGACATCCGCGTGGTGTTCGCCGGCTTGCGCCAGTTGCGCGGGCGGTACTGCCGATAGCAGCGATGACGCCAAAACAGCACTACGACGCACGTCAACAACTGAAGAAGGAGCTTCGCATGGCAATGGAACAGAAATACCAGGAACGCGCGGAACGGGAGGCAAAATTCGACGCCCTCGCTGATCGCGGCATCCTAGTCATCGGCGCGCTGCTCAGCGGCAAGGCAGCCATTGTCGTCTCCGGATCGGCGAGCAGCCACGACAACCCGCTCTCGATCCGCATCAAACTCGACGGTGAATAGAAATTAGGCGCCGGGGGCAACGCAGGAGCCGTGGCCGGAGCGAGCAGCACAACCTGTACCGGATATCACTGGCTGAATACAGGCAGCTAGAGCGGTATGCGACCCCCGTCGCCTGAGAGATTAAAGTGAACGCGCAATGGAAGAAGCAACTATCGAAGCTCGAACGGCTGATGCGCGAGCTGCGCGAAGTCGAAACCGCGGCTTCGGAGTTGCTGGCGCGCGAGGAATGCAAGAACGGCGTCGCGATTGCCAAGGCCCGCAGTCGGATTCGGGATGCGGCTCTGCTCGTGCAGTCGTCCATTGAGGAAAGCAAATGAGCGAGGGTCATTCCGAACACGCACCATCGGGCGCCGACTCGTGGATGGTCTGCCACGGCTATATCAACGCCACCCGCGGATTGCCTGACAAGACGACCATCTACGCGGCCGAAGGCACTTGCGCTCACACGATCCATGAGACCTGCCTGCTGCTTGGCTGCGATCCCGACATCTTCCTCGGTCGCAAGATGTCAGCTGACGGGTTCGATTTCGAGGTCAAGCCCGAATGGATTCGCGCCCTTCAACCTGGTATCGATCGCGTCCGTGAATTCGCCGGCAAGATGTTCGTCGAGTATCGCGTCGACACGACGAGGTGGGTCGGTCTCGATCGTAAAGGTCGTCGCCAGGGCGGCACGCTCGACACCGGTATCGTCGGCAAGAAGCTGATCGTCATCAAGGATCTCAAATTCGGCGCCGGCGTCCCCGTCTCGCCGAAGCGCAATCGTCAGATGATGATCTATGCGCTCGGGTTCTGGGACAACGTCGCACGCCATCTGACCGATGCCACGAATTTCCTGCTCATCGTCGATCAGCCGCGCTGCGCAGGCGGTGGCGGCGAGTGGGAATGCACCCTTGAGGAGCTGCTTGAATTTGGCGAGGAAGTGAAGGCGGCCGCCGAAGCGACCCGCGATCCGAACGCACCTCGCACCGCCTCCGAAAAGGGGTGCTACTTCTGCCCGGCCGCGAAGACCGGCTGCGACGAATACGACCGCTTCCAGCTCGACATCATCAGCCAACAATTCGATGATCTCGACGCCGAGCTTGACGATAAGCCGGATCTGCCACGTCGGCTCACACCTGAGCGTCGCAGCTACGTGGTCCGGCACGCCAGCATGTTTACGAAGTGGCTTCAGCAGCTCCACACCGACTGCCTTGCTGATGCCCTGGCAGGCGATCCCACACCAGGGCTCAAAGCTGTAACAGGCCGCAAGGGCGATCGCCGCTGGATCGACCCGACGGTTGCAGAGGGTTTCCTTCTGAAGCGGCTTTCGCGTGAGAAGGCTTTCACCTCCAAGTTGATATCCGCACCGCAGGCCGAGAATTTGCTGTCCACGAAGGATTGGGGCGCTGCGAAGAAGCTGATCACCCAGGACGACGGCAAACCCATGCTCGTCCCTGACACCGATGAGCGGGAGGCGATTACGCCGACCGCCGATCTGTTCGACGACCTCGACGATGTCGGCGAAACGAGCGATCTGCTCGGCTAAATATGAAAGGTATGGCCCCTATGGCTAAAGAAAACACCAATGTTCAAGTGCGTCTCGAAAACGTCCGTCTGTCTTTTGCTCATGTGTTTCGTGCGCAGAAGCCGAAGCCGGACAAGGACGGCAATGTCGGAGCGGCGAAGTTCAACTGCTCAGGTTTGATCGATAAAAAGACCGAACAGGGCAAGAAGAACATCGCAAAAATGAAAGCCGCGATGACCGAAGCGCGCGACAACAAGTGGCCGAAAAACCCACCCAAACTGAAACCCGAAAAGCTCTGTATGCGAGACGGGGATCAAGAGGATTGGGACGGCTACGAAGGCATGTACTACGTCTCGGCGTCCAACTCCAAGCGACCGAAGATCATCGATCGGGATAAAACCCCGTTGACCGAAGAAGACGGAAAAATCTATTCCGGCTGCTACGTCAACATGATCGTCAACGTTTGGGCCCAGGACAACGAACACGGCAGACGCATCAATGCCTCTCTTGAAGGCATCCAGTTCGTGAAAAACGGCGAAGCGTTTGGCGCGGCTCCCCTCGACGACGATGCATTCGATGATCTCGGCGAAGGCGAGGACGACGATGAGGAGAATGGCGGGAAGCCGGCGCGGCGGGGCCGGTCTCTCGACGACGATGACGACGATGGTGACGACCTTCTCGGCTAAGTCGAACCTCGGGGTGTCGGGCGACCGGCACCCCTCTTTCCCTTCATCGGAGCAATGCCATGAGTGAAAAACGGGAACTGTTCGCCACGGCGCGTGTGTCGCTGACAGTTGAGGTCGACGCCGCCTGTTGGGATGTCGGCTCGTCGGCCGAACAGATTTTCAACGCCGCTGGTCGCGAGGCGAAAAACAAACTGGATATCCTGTTTCAGAAGGAACGCGATGTCAGGGTCGTCGGTCAGCCCGTCGTCACATTGATCACGGGCCTACAGAAGACTAGATGAAGACATCGCTAGCCGACGCCGCGCTGTTCGACACCGAGGTCTACTGGAACTACTTCCTGGCGGCCTTTAAGTCGATCAAGACCGGCAAGGTGCTTCGGTTGGAGAAATCCGACCGATGCGTGCTTGACCGGAAGAAGCTGCGCCAGGTGCTCGACGAATACTGCACGGTCGGCTTCAACTCGATCCCCTTCGACATCCCCGTCGTGTCGGCCGCCCTGGCCGGCTTCAGCAACAAGGCGCTGAAGCAGATCGCCAACGAGATCATCAAGGATGACGCGAAGCCATGGGAAATCTCGCGCACCTATGATTTCGAGCTGATCCAGTGCGACCATGTCGACCTGATCGAGATCGCACCAGGGCAGAACAGCCTCAAGATTTACAACGGCAAAATGCACGGCCGGCGGATGCAAGACCTGCCGGTTGATGAGGATGCTGTGCTCACTCATGCCGAGATGGATATCGTCTCGGACTATTGCGTCAACGACCTGGCCGCCACCGGCCTGCTGATGCAGACGCTTCGCGAGCAGTTGGTCCTTCGCGAGACGATGAGCAAACAGTACGGCGTGGATCTGCGCTCGAAATCGGACGCGCAGATCGCCGAGGCGGTGATCAAGAAAGAGCTGAAGCGGCTCACCGGAGAGGAGCCGAAGAAGCCCAAACTCAAAGCCGGCGCGACCTACAAGTATCGCGTTCCCGACTTCATTCGCTACGAGACGCCGGAGCTCAACGCCGTTCTCGACAACGTCCGGAGCGCTGACTTCGCCATTTCCGCGAGCGGCAAGGTGCTTATGCCGGACGTGTTGAAGAAGGCAAAAATTAAGATCGGGCAGTCGATTTATCGGATGGGCATCGGCGGTCTGCACTCGTCCGAGAAGTCGGTTGCGCACCTTGCCGACGAGAGTACGAGGCTCGTGGATCGCGACGTTCGCGGCTACTATCCCCAGATCATTCTCAACCTGGGCCTATACCCGCAGCATCTCGGCCCGATCTTCCTCCGGGTGTTCCGGTCGTCGGTCGAGCGCCGCAACAAAGCCAAGGATCGCGTCGACGAGCTGAAGAAGCTGATCAAGCGCGCGAACGACGAAGCCGCTCTGCTGAAGCAAGAATTGAAGTCGAACGAGGACGCCTCGGGCAGCTTGAAGATCGTCAACAACGGCGCCTTCGGCAAGTTGGGATCGAAATGGTCGGTGCTGTTCGCGCCCGATTTGATGATCCAAGTCACGATCGGCGGGCAACTGTCGCTACTCATGCAGATCGAGATGGTCGAGCGCGCGGGCTTCCGCGTGATCAGCGCCAACACCGACGGCATCGTCATCGTCTGCCCGGTCGACCGCCGGGATGAGTTGGAAGCGGTCATTCGCGAGTGGGAGAAGCGCACGGGGTTCGAGACCGAGGAGACCGAGTACAGCGCCCTCTACTCGCGCGACGTGAACAACTACATCGCCGTGAAGACCGACGGCTCGGTGAAGAAAAAGGGCGCCTACGCCGAACCCAAGATCGTCGCGAGCTCGTGGCCGTCGCCGCTCAACGAGGTCTGTTCTGACGCGGTGGTCGCCTACCTCACGAAAGGCGTTCCGATCGATCAGACCATTCACGCGTGCACGGACATTCGCCGCTTCGTCACGATCCGTACGGTCAAGGGCGGCGCGGTGAAGGACGGCATGTATCTCGGCAAGGCGATCCGCTGGTACTATTCCACGGAGGCCAGCGGCGAAATCAAGTACAGGCTGAACGGCAACAAGGTGCCGCGGACCGACGGCGCAAAGCCGCTCATGGAGCTGCCGGACACCTTCCCTGACGATGTCGACTACGATTGGTACATTCGCGAAGCGCACGACATCCTCGACGATGTCGGTTACGCCGCGCGCTCATCCAGATCGAACGTTAATCCCGAACTCTTTCTAGCGGCAGCTCTATGATCGAAAGCGAAATCGAAAACGCAGTGTGCGAGCGCGCCCAAGCCAACGGCTGGCTGGTGCGCAAGTTCAAATATATCGGTCGGCGCGCTGCCGCTGATCGACTTTTCATCCGCGGAGGCCGCGTCGTGTTCATCGAATTCAAGCAGAAGGGCAAACTGCCGCGTCCAGGACAGGACCGCGAGCATTTGCGGCTGAAGGCCCATGGTGCCGAAGTCCACGTGATCGACAATATCGAGGACGGTCTTGAAGTCCTCCGCTGATCGCGACATCGCCTTCCTGCTAGGTCACAACGGCGGCCCGTCTCTCGACGACATCGCTGAGCTGCTCGGCAACGTCGTCAGCAGCATCCGCGATCGGGACGACCTCCGGCACTATCAGAACTACCTCGCCGACATCGTGTTCGAGCTGGAAGCGGTCATGCTGGCCGTGGACATGGGGCTCGGCAAGACGGCCGCGACGCTGACTGCCATTCGGAAGCTGCTCGACTTCTTCATCGTCAAGCGCGTGCTGATCGTCGCCCCGCTGCGTGTCGCCGAGGAGACCTGGCCGGACGAGATCGCGGCTTGGAAGCATACGCGGGTGTTGTCATTTGAGGTTCTGACCGGTCCGGAAGCCCAACGGCGTGCTCGCGCGCACATGGAAGCCGACATCCACATCATCAACCGCGAGAATATCCGGTGGCTCTGGGCGCTTTGGGGAGACAAGTGGCCCTACGACATGGTCGTCTGGGACGAGTCCAGTCGTTTGAAGGCTTGGAAGAAGCGCACCGCGAAGAAACATCCAAAGACCGGCAAGCGCGCGCTCACCGAATTCGGCGCGATGGCGCAGGCTCGAGCCCACGTCGATCGCTTTGTCGAGCTCACCGGCACGCCCTCCCCCAACGGCGTCAAGGATCTCGGCGGGCAAATCTATATGCTCGACGGCGGCCGGCGCCTGGGCGCGAACAAGACCGCTTTTGAGCAGCGGTGGTTCGACAGCGACTACATGGGCTACAAGCTCGAACCGAAGGCGCACGCGCACAAAGAGATCATCGGCCTGGTCAAGGACGTGATGATCGGCATGCGAGCGGAAGACTATATCGAACTACCGCCGTTCGTGCGCAACGTCATCAAGGTCGACCTGCCCGACAAGGCGATGCGCGAGTACAAGCGATTCGAACGAACACTCGTCTCCGAAGCCTATGACGTCGAGGCCGTGAATCGCGGTGTGCTGACCAACAAGCTGCTCCAATTCGCCAATGGCAGCATGTACCAGGAAGCCGTGATCGACGAAGTCACCGGCCGGAAAATCCGTCCGCCGGCAGTTCCAATCCACGACGCGAAGTTAGAACCTCTCGAACGAATCATTGAAGAAGCGGCTGGCGAATCTGTGCTTGTCGCATACAGTTTTCGCTTCGACCGCGATCGCATCAGGAAGGCCTTCCCGAACGCGGTGATATTCGATGAGGAGCCGAACTTCGTTAAGCTGTGGAACGCGAAAAAGATCGGAATTGGATTGGCCCATCCAGCTTCGATCGGGCACGGCCTCAACATGCAGTTCGGCGGCCACATCTGCGTTTGGTACGGCATGACTTGGAGCTTAGAATTATACCAGCAGTTTAATAAGCGATTACCGCGCCCTGGTCAGCAACACCCCCTGGTAACAGGCCACCACATTCTCGCGCGGGGGACGATGGATGAAGTTGCTTACGCAACCATGAATTCCAAGGGTGTGACCCAAGATGCTGTTAATGACGCCGTCCGGATACGGCTACTGACTTGAAATATGGCGGATTTCTGGCGTAAGTCAGTGTTGACTTCAAGAAAGCTGTTAGTTAATTTCTCAACTGTTAGTTGGAAGTAACCCGATGCGGCAGTTCCGCAGAGTAGCGAGTGATGGCTGATTCTCCGAAGCGATTGACCGATACTGCTTTTGCAAAACGTCTTGAGCAAGCCTGCGACCTGCACGGTCGGGTACCGCCCTTCAACAAAGGGCGCCAGGCTTGGATTGCTGAAAAATTGGACGTCTCAGTTGAGACCTCCCGCAAATGGTTTTCCGGCGAGGCACGTCCCCGCCCCGAGAAGATGGCGAAACTCGCGGAAGTGCTGCGAGCGGACGAGAGCTGGCTGTCCCTGGGCTTCGTGCCCGATAAGAGTGCAGTCGATAAGGCTCAGCGGAATGCAGCGGCCCCGGGCGCCGTGAACCTGGTAGCCGGTCTGATCCAGCTGGCCGGCGGCGCGCCCTCGTTCTTCAAGGAGGACGATCCGCGTGCGAGCTACGCCGACATCCTCGCGATCATCCGCGGGTCGCATCACGAGATATCCGTCGTGCTCGGGCACCCCGAGGAGAACAAGGTCAAGTTCACCGTGCCGGCGGGCCACGAGAACGCGTTCGTGATCGGCGTTGTGATGACAGGCCCCATCGCCTTTGATCTGATCGCGATGCCCTCCGACCTGATCGTCAAGCACGGGCGGAAGCGCGGTGGCTATATCGAGCTGCAAATCGACAAGGCGCGCACGAAGTATTGGAGCGACACAGACGAGTGGCCTCGACTCGAGAGCTTCGACAAGCCGCTCATCGCCTAACATCGTTTGCATAAATTCAAGCAAATAGACCGATGGCCGACGAACTATCTATGCGGCGCGCCGTAATCGGCGGCGAGACCGCCCCAGGCGACTTCATCGTCATTTGGGACGAACTGCCGATCGGGCGCATCCATAAGACGACCGGCATGGGCGGCAAGGACGCATTCAATTGGAGTTGCGCGCTGCCAAATGTGCCGCAGCCCTCCAACCACCGAGGTCGCGCGACCACGCTGGAACAGGCCAAGGATGAGTTCCGGCGCGCCTGGGATGACCTAAAGTCCCAGGTAAGCTACGACCAGATTAGAGAGGCTCGCGCGATCGACGCGAAGCGCTAGCTGTCGGATTCATAGAAGGAATGTCGGCGCTGAGGGCCGAGCGGAAATCTCTGATCCAGAACGCTACTGCTTTGCTGGCGCGCCCGATTGCGGTCCTGAGGTGAAAGAGGTTCCGGCCGATATTTGGCTGGCCGCTGTCGAAATGATTGACGACTGGGAGTACACAACAGAGATTCCAGTTTTGAGCTTACGGTGAGGCTCTACAAACTTTTCAAGGCAAAAGTCCCTTCGCTCTAGCGCGCTCGAAATGTCTCGCGAGTTCTATTGAGCGCGACCGAAAGCGGCGCAAGTAGCCAAGATTCATCCACTCCTCAAACTGAGGAGTAAGCTTGTCAGGAGGGACGACCATTTTGGCGTAGTCTACCGCTTCAATCTTTAGGCGCTCACGAATAAACCGATACATGGTATCCACGCCGGTATCGTCAAAGCCCATCATTTTGTAGTCATTCAGAAGCTTTTTCATGCTGTCTGTAATTGTAGATGGGTCTTCTGTTTCCGGACTTGAGTGGATATCGAGGCCGGCGAATGGAAACGACAGGAAGCTCACCAAGAATACTATTCGATACGGCCCCATTACAAACTGGACTACACTGTAGTCTCCCGCTGAAACGCGGAAAAAGCTGGTTCTTGCTCCCACAAACATTGCCGCCACGGGCGCAAAACCTGGGATTGGAATGCGGCCTAGTGATATCGCTGGTATGGGAGAACTGATCTGCAGCTTCGGGAACCTGGTTATTCCTGGAGTGATGAATGACACCACCAGAGCGAATCCGTTATGGCGCTTTATCGCTTTAGTGAATTGTTTTCGTTTGTGAGGCTTCCCTCCGGAAGCGTCCAGTCGCTTGTAGTGAATTTCAGATAGATATGGCATCTGGGCGCTGGGATGGATGGTATAGTGCTGTGAGGTGACGGAGATGTTGAGCGGAATGTCGGCCTGCATTTTTGGAGGCAGCGCAGTGACAGGATATTTGACACTGCCGTTCAACATCTCCTTTGTTGGTTTTGCATCCATCACAACCATGAGGCTTCCAGTAGAGTTCAATCTGAAGCGCAGGAGCCGATAGCGCTCCCCCGCAACCTCAAAGAAGACATCGCGTTTTTCAGGAGTGAACATGCAGGCACCAAACCACAAAATGAGTACGACGAGAAAGAAGCCCAAGAGCGTTTCGAGGTTGCGCTACGTGGCGCGCTGAAAACGTCTCATGAGCCGTTGAAGGAAAAGCCGAAGGTGAAGAAGGCTAAGAAGAGCGAGAAGCGAAGCAATGAACGAGGTTGACGTGTCGGGGGCTGGAGAGCTTGCCGCTAGCGGAAATCGAATTCGGCAAGGTAGCGATGCCGATGCTTCTCGGAGCAGTGCTGATAGACGCCCTTCATGCCGCGTTTAATGATCGAATAATAGCCCTCGACCGTGTTCGTCGAGATCACTTGCACCTTTGCGGTGAACGTACTCGTCCTTGCTATGCGTAACGGTCGAGTGGTCGAGGCCGTCATCCACGCCGAGCACAACAGCCTCGCCGTCAAGAACGAAGTGACTGCTGCGCATTCGACGCGCTGACTCGACGATCAGGGGGAAGCGATCGGTCCAATCGTGGCCGCCTTTGGTGAACAGGCGCACGCGCACGCGCTCGCCCTCCCGCTGAACGATCAGACGGTAGCCGTCGTGCTTGATTTCATGTATCCAGTCCGGACCCGAGGGGACCTTTGTTCCGCGCGTCGGGAGGCTCGGTTCGTACGCGTTTCTCCGCAT